GTCTGTGTTGAAGTATTAGTTGGAGTTTGAGTCTGTGTTGAAGTATTAGTTGGAGTTTGAGTCTGTGTTGAAGTATTGGTAGGAGTATTCGTTGGAGTTTGAGTCTGTGTTGAAGTATTGGTAGGAGTATTCGTTGGAGTCTCGGTAGGAGTCACAGTAGGCGTGTTTGTGGGTGTTTCAGATGGAGTTTGTGTTGGAGTTTGTGTTGGTGTTTCAGTATTAGTCGCCGTCTGAGTTGGTGTCTCAGTCGGAGTATTAGTTGGAGTCTCACTCGGAGTGTTTGTCGGTGTCTCTGTTGGAGTTGGTGTCTGAGTTTCTGTCGCAGTAGGCGTTAATCCAACCGTAGCTGTGGGGGTCGAAGTTTCAGTTGGAGTCGGAGTTTGAGTTGGCGTCTCTGTAGGGGTTTCTGTTTGTGTTGCGGTTGGGGTTGGGGTCAATCCTTCAAAACATCCACCGCAGAAACTTTCATCAACTTGAATAATAGTCAATCCAACCGATGCCGTAACACTCCCTAAAATTGCACAGAAATATCCTGTACCACCAGGATATGGAACGTTAGTTATAGATTGAGAAACGTGATTACAATTCAAATAAGTTATTGTATTAACACCAGAAGGATCTCCATCATTCGTATATTGATAACAAACACATCCATCCGCAGAAGGTGTTATTGTGGGAGTTGCGGTAATTGTGGGAGTAGGACTTGGAGTTTCACTTGGTGTTACTGGCGGAGTTTCAGTTGGAGTTGGTGTAGTTCCGACTGTTGCCGTTGGAGTTGGGGTCACGGACAAACAACACTCAGTTAAAGTTTGACTGACTGTAGAAACAGGCCCAACTATTTGAGTATTATTTTTATAGTAATAAATGTTAGGTGAAGGAGAACCTGTAGTATCAATACAAAGGTCATTCAAAAATGTACCCGAAAGTGTATAAAGTTCTTGTTGTGAGTTTCCACTACAATCAATATAATCGACGTATACTGTGCCATCAAACTTACCAGGGTCGGTATTCCCCGTTGAGTCATCCAAATCTAATTGGTCGATAATTACATCATAATAGAAACACGTACACGCCATAAATTTTTTAGCTTACAATATAAATAACCAGACATCAGGTTTTTATACATCCAATAATATAGTTTTGTTGAAAACTAAATAAAGTAGTATCTCGATAATATTTATAGTTGTATGAAACTTCTAAACACAATTCAAAATATTATTAAAGAGGCTGAAGAACAATATAACAATGCCTGTGATTCATGTGTCCCTGTTGAAGAATTGGACAGACTTGAAAAACGCTACAAAGATTCCCTCAAACTACTGAAGTTATACCAGTCTGAAGAAAAAAAGAAACAATAATTTCAACCCAAGTCAATAGATTTTTTTGAAAACCTTTCATATATTCTAACAATATGAAAGACCCACTTTTGGATTTACACCTTTGTAGAGGACTTGGAGATACTATTTGTTCAACCCCAACTTTACGTAAATTATTTTTTGCATACGGAAAAAAAATATCCGTATTAACTGAACACCCCTATATTTTTAAGAACAATAAATACGTTAACAAGATTTTTAATTCTTCAGAAACTACTCGAGAAAGTTTAGAAGAACAATATGAATTGTTAGTCAGTTTTGCACCAAATTTAGAAAATGCATATAAATTAGGGCTACGTCATAATGTAATGGACATTCGGCAGTTTCACTCATCAGGATTGGGGTTTCAATTATTACCTGAAGAATGTACCGTAGAATATACTCCCGATGAATGGGAACCAATTGAAAATCTTCCTGATAAATTTGTTTTAATACATCCAGTACAAAGTTGGGCGGCAAGAACATGGGACGCGGATAAATGGAAACTATTGTCCAATATGTTGAACGACAATGACATTGCCGTTGTATCCGTTGGAAAGTCCTCGAGTGAAATAGGATTTCATATGGTTCAAAAACCTGTTTTCGATTTTCCTATAAAGTTGGGATTAAACCTAATGAACCATACCACCATTTCACAAACATGGTGGTTAATACAAAAAAGTTTGGCATTTATAACGATGGATTCAGGCCTTCTACATTTAGCGGGATCTACAGATGCAAACATTATTCAACTTGGTAGTTCAATAAATTGGAAACTTAGAGCTCCATTCAGGAATGGACGACAAGATTATAAGTACCATTATGTTGATGGTGATTGTAAAATTGCTTGTGCCTCAGACATGAGATATGGTGTCAGAGAATGGAACTCCATACGTGGAATTCCACCATTGGTTAATTGTTTAGAAAATAAAAAAGAATTTGTTTGCCATCCGAATGTGTCACAGGTATTCAATAAAGTTAATGAAATAATAAAGTAAAAAAATGCCAGAAAGTTATAAATTTTTCAAAGAAGAAGTAAAAAATTACTTAATCAATAATGTCTCCCTTTCATCAAAAATATTAGATGTTGGACCAGGTGTTGGTACTTATTCTGAACTCATACGAAATTTTGGTTATAAAATTGATTGTGTCGAAATATGGGAACCATACGTAGAAACCTATAACTTGAAAGAAAAATACGACAACGTATTTGTCGGAGATATCATGGATTTTGACATATCTAACTACGATTTCATTATCTTGGGGGATGTTTTAGAACATCTCCCAAAAGAACAAGGTATGTCTTTGATTCAAAGAATTCATAAATTAGGTAAACAATGTTTAGTAGCAGTACCTTATCAAATGGAACAAGGTGAACATAATGGAAACATCTATGAAACTCATCATCAGTCCGATTTGACTATACAGTTAATGACAGAAAGATACCCTGAACTAACTATGATTTATTCTAATCATTACTATGGATATTATGTCTCTACAGAAAAAATAACTATTGGAACTAAATTTGAAAAATCATTTGTTTTATACTCAACTGAAAATTATTTTGATATCCTCACAGAATGTGTGAAATCAATTAGAGAGTTCAGTGAACTTCCAATCATTGTTTACCTTATTAATTCAGATAGACAAATTGAAGTCCCCAAGACCAAAACAATAAGATGGGATTTACAGATTGATGATTTATCTGATGACTTATACCTAAATCATAATAATAATTTTTATATTGATAGAAAAAATCCAACAATCTATAAGATTCTAATTCAAAGACCATTAATCGTAAAAGATGCTCTATCAAAATATTCCGATACTATTTGTTATGTTGATAGTGATTCAATTGCAACTCCATTAGTAGATACAATATTTTCATATTTCAACCAAACGTCTAATTACCCTTATTTTGTGGAAGGGATTTATGAATTTTTAATACTCAATGGGATAGGAGTCGGAGGCGAGTTAAATGAAACTTTAGAACATAATGCATGTGAACTTTTTGGAGTAGACCAATCAGTTAGAAAAAATTATAGACAAACTGGCTATTTTATTGCAGGTCAAAACACTTATGACTTTTTAGATGAATGGTATTGGATGTGTAATCACCCAAAAATTCTGAATAATATCGGTCATTACACACCATTTAATGAAGAAACAATCGCAAACGTTTTGCTTTGGAAGTATAATATCCAAGAAGGCCTTCCATATATATATGTCAACGGAACTTTTGACACAATAAATAAAATGTATAATGAAGTAGAGTACAAAGGAGATGGAATTCGTAATTTTCAAGGAGACTGGCTGAGAGTCCCATATCATAAAGAACACCTTTTGTTTTTTCATGGAGAAAAAAAACCTGAAACTATGAGACAAATGGTAGAAGAAATAAAAAAACACAATAACGTATCTGAAGAAATTCAAGTACACTCTCCCGAATCAAATTCAGAAAAACTACGAATTTTATTTTTAGCCCCTCACTTATCTACGGGCGGGATGCCAGCATATTTACTCAAAAGAATTGAATCCCTGTCATTACATTATCCATTTATAGAATTTTTCTTGGCTGAGTTTTGTCAATATTCCACACTATATACGGTTCAACGAGATAGAATAAAAGAAATAGTACCCGAAGAAAGATTTTGGACTATTAATACCTTGAATGACCATAATGTTGAGAACTCTATGAAAGTAATTGACCTCATCAAAACTCATTTTATTGATATTGTTCACATAGATGAAATGATTGAAGGTTTTGATTCATTCAACAAAGTCCCTGACGAACTCAAACATGCTCTATATGACAATAATAGAACTTGGAGAGTTGTTGAAACCTGTCATAATATTTGGTTCGATCCAGAATCTTCCAAACTATTTCATCCTGACGCTTACGCATTATGTACTCCTTACCACTTGGAAAAAACATTCAAGAAAATGCCTTCACATATGGAAGTTTTTGAATTCCCAATCGAAAATAGATTTCGATCTAGAGTTGAACAAGTAAGGGCACAAGAGGAATTAGGATTGGACATTTCAAAAGTACACATAATTAATGTTGGACTTTGGACTTCGGGTAAAAATCAAAGAGAAGGAATTGAAATTGCCAAACATTTTGAAGGAGGAAATGTTGAGTTTCATTTCGTAGGTAATCAAGCATCAAACTTTGAAAGTTACTGGAAACCCTTGATGTCCGATCTACCATCAAACGTCAGAATTTGGGGAGAAAGAAGTGATGTAGATACATTCATGAAAGCTTCAGATATTTTGATGTTCAACTCAACTTGGGAATGTAATCCTCTTGTGATACGCGAAGCAGCATCATTAGGTTTGAAAATTATTGCAAGAGACCTTCCACAATATGTCGGCATGTTTAATGGATTGATTACCCCTCTTACTGATGACATTCCCACAAATGTCAACAATTTACGTAGATTGATTTCCTCAAGTCGTGACTATCAAATTTTAGATGGTATGACTGAAGAATTTGCAGTAAAACATTATAATCTATATAAATTCTTACTAACTCAAGAACCAAGAAAAAAAACAAAAAGTAATACCAAAGTGCAGATTAAACAATTTTTTATAAACGAACCTTTCTTGGAAATTGTTGGTCAAAGTGATAGTGAATATGATGTTAAGTTTTTTGACGAGTTCGGTGTCTGTAATTATCATAATACGATAAAATCAAACCATTGGATTAAATTAAATCGGAAATACTTTACTAAATGGAATACAAAAATCCTTGAGGATAAAGTTTTAATCTATGACGAAACCCTAAATTATGAAAGCAAACGGGTTTTCATAAATTTTGATAGTAGTTCTTTAGGAGATACTGTATCATGGATACCTTATGTCTTAGAATTCAAAAATACCCATAAATGTGAGGTGATTGTTTCGACATATTGGAACCATTTATTCCGCGAAGCTTATCCTGAATTGGAATTTGTTGAACCAGGAAGTGTTGTACATAATATTCACGGGCAATATAATCTTGGGTGGTTTTATGATAACAATAGAGAACCTACCTTACCAAATACAATTCCGTTACAACAAGCTGCAACAAATATATTGGGGCTACCTTATAAAGAGATTAAACCAAGAATCTCTTATAAAATTCTCGAAAGACCTTATGAAGAAAAATATGTTACAATTGCCACCAACTCAACCGCAGGATGTAAGTTTTGGACAAAAGAGGGATGGCAAGGCCTTATCAATTATCTTCATTCTCTCGGATATAAAGTTATCAATGTATCTAAAGAAAACAATCGATTTGACAACTGTGAAAAAATAAAAGATACTGCAATGGATTATACAATGAATGTCATCCATCACAGTGAATTCTTCATTGGGTTATCCAGCGGATTATCTTGGTTATCTTGGGCAATGGGTAAACACGTTGTGATGATTAGTAATTTCACAGAACCTGACCACGAATTTACTTCTAACTGTACAAGAATAACAAATCCAAATGTTTGTAACGGATGTTGGAATAGTCCTATATATAAATTTGATAAAGGAGATTGGAATTGGTGTCCAGTTCACAAAGGAACAAACCGACAATTTGAATGTCATACATCAATAACACCAGAAATGGTAATAAATAAAATACAACACTTATTAATATGAATTTAGAAAACTTTGTTTGGGAACCTAAATGTTATGAAGGATTCCGAGAAACCGTTGAAAAAGAAATTTTCGTGGATAAAATTTACGAAAGATTTTTTGAAGTTGAAGAGGGAGATGTGGTATTTGATATTGGTGCGAGTCTTGGTCCATTCACCTATTCTATTTTACACAAAAATCCTTCACAGGTGTTTGCCTTTGAACCAAGTTTTGAAGAATTCAAGACATTAGTTTTGAACACCAGACATGGAAATGTTACTCACATAAACAAAGGTATTTCCAACACCATTGGAGAATTCGAATTTTCAGAAGTATTTGATGTTTCAGGTAATCATAAACTTTATTCAACCACATTTAATAAAGTAATCCAAGATTACAATATTAAAAAAATTGATTTCTTAAAAACTGACTGTGAAACTGGAGAATACGACATTTTCACTTTGGAAAATTTGTTTTGGATTAAAAATAATGTGAGAAAAATTTCAGGTGAATGGCATTTAAGAGAAGAATGGATGAAGGAAAAGTTCAGAATATTTAGAGATGTTTATTTAAGATTTTTCCCTAACTTCAAAGTATATTCATTTGATGGTATTGACATTACTTGGTCAATTTGGAATGAAAATTTTATTCCTTATTACAACGAAATTATGATTTATATCGATAATAGAAATTAAATCAAACTACTTGGTACGTAATTTCTGAAGTTTGAATAAATGTGATTCAATAATGATTTTGAATAATTTTGATTGTGTTTCGGTCCCGGATGAATATTATCAACCGCATCATCTATGAATGACCCATATGTCCCATCAAACCTATTGAACTCATTATGTGTTGTAGGAATACCCATCCATCCATTCCACAACCAATTACATTTTTTGGATTCTAAAAAATATTTTATTAAGAGGTGATTTTTATACCAATTCATAAAATCTTGATAATCATTCTGAATCGTTGTTAAACTATGTTGGATTTCTCTTCCCTCTTCAGTTTCCTCTGTGTAACCCCACTGTGAAGTTATCATAAATGGTTCTAATCCTCCATCTTTGGTGTATAGTTCTCTTCTTTGTGGAGAAGTATACATAATCAAAACTAAATCAGGTTTGATAAAATCATAATAAGTTATCAAACATCTTGATATGTAATCATTACTTCTCCCTCCCATACCAAAATTATGGTTTACTCCATTCGAAATTAATTTAGAAAATTGAGCCGGCCACGTTTCATCATTATTAACACCAACCCCTTCTGTATTTGAGTCCCCAATACTCATTATCTTAAATCCGTCTTTATGAATAGAGTCTCCTCTGAACCCCAATTCATTATATGTATAGGTACATAAACGAGTTTTGTCAGATCCAGATGTTTGATACGACTTGTTGACCTTCTCAGATAAATTCCATTTATAGCTCGAAATTTCAAATCCTTCAGGTGTCCAATATTTCAAATTATCTACACAGGGGTAATAGGTTTGATTCATTATATTAAAGTTTTAACAGGCGTAATAAATTCTTGTAGGTTACTCCAACTATAATTGTTTGGTAAGAAAGAATTAACTTCTTTTATAAATTCATTATACTCCGAATGAGATTCATTCCAAATTTGTTCTAATAAAAAATCCTCTTCACTAAATGTACCCCAATTAGTTATCTTACCAAAAAACACATTTACCTTTTCACCAAAAATAGAATACATCAAATCGTAGAATAACTTCATTTCTTTATAATTTTTTTGTTGAACTACAAATGAAGTTTTTATGGTCCTTAAAGTTGGTATTGTTGAAATAAACTTTAAGTTATCTAATAATATATCCCAATTGCCATTTATTCTTGTTTTTGTTTCATAGGTTTCTTTAGTTCCTGCATCAACACTAATTTCACAACTTGTAACATATTGATGTATGTTCGGCATCGATTCCCACATTTCTTTAGTCCAACGTGTAGCATTAGTGTGTAAGTGAATTGATTTCAGTTTTGGCCATTTGGATTTATCAAAATTTCTTAAAAAATCTCTAAAACCAACTGACACAAATGGATCTCCACTACCCGTTATATATAATGTATTCACCTCGTTTCCATATGCATCTTCAATATCTTGTATGTCTTGTTTTACTTTTTTTATTTTATTACTGTCCGCAATAATCATATTTAATCGACATGAAGGACATTCAAGATTACAGCTCCTGTCCATTGAAAATTGTACTAACTGTGGCGAAGTTAATTTTCCTTCCTTATATTTTTTTATTTTTATATCTAAATTAGAGCTTAATTTATCTTTGTGGTAAAGAGGATAGACTCTACCAACATCTCCAAAGGTTTTCAATTGATGTATAAACGGGCAATGATTATGATCACAATATCTATATGACCCATCTAATATACTATCTCGAATATCATTTGCTTCTTCTGAATTCCATGCGTCGTATGGTTTAGTATTTTCAGGTAAAAATTTAGTTAACCATGACGCACAACATAAAAATCTTTGATGGTCATGAATTTCTATAGAAGTGAAGGGAACCGCACAAATATAATTTTTTAATAAATTTTTTTTCACCATAAAATTATCTCAATTTATTTTTCGTATCTAATAGACACACAGAAATTTTCTATCATTTTATAAAAAATTTCTTTGGCTTTCTACATCAAGAGGATTATTCATCATAAACCCAATCAAAGTATACCTTTTTCCAACACAATTATTTACTCGATGGTATTCTTCTCCGCTAAAATATACCATATCTCCAACCTTTGGAGTGAATTCATTGTTGTCAAAAATAAGCTCACCTCCCGTAAAATCTTCATTAAGAAAAACAATGAAAGACCATGGATTATGATGCAAGTGTGGAATTTCAACCTGATTAATACTGTCATCCACCATTTGAACTCTGAACTTTTTGAAAGAAAAATTTGAGAACTTTTTTACTTCTAATTCTCTTCCCATTAAATCAACAAAATAAAATTTATAATATTCATCCCCATAATATTTTTTATCTTCATTGTGGAAAATATCCATGAAATAATTAATTTCATCAGAAGTTAAAAAAGATGGAATATATTTTATCATTGTTAAAATAGTTTTGTTTCAGTTCCTAATTCTTTATAAGTTATAAAATAAACAAAAGAATATCGTGTACCTTTGGTGATTTCGGTAACTTCATGAAGAACTTCAGAATCCATTTTATATAATAATCCCTTTTCTGTCGCCAACTTTCCATCAGGATTATAGGTGATAAGTTCACCTCCCTCAAAATCATCATTTAATTTGGCTCCAATGATTAAGGCCCAATCATTTTGTCTTTCTCTATCAACGTGTTTGGTAAATTTACCACCCGTAAAAAATTCATGAGCATAAAAATAGTTGCCTTCTTTTATTTTATTGTTTGGATACTCGTCTTTCAAAAAATCAGAAATCAAATCGAAAAACCATTGTGTCGACTCTTCTCGTTTGACTTCACAAATATTATAATCTAATCTAGATTTATGTAATCCCGCAGGTGAACAAACATCAGGGCAATATCTAACATTAGATTTACCAAAATAGGAAATCCATGATATTACTTCGTCACACTGCTCATTTGTCAATTTCATAATCATTATATAATTTGTTGAGGTATCATTAAATCACTTTTTTTCACCCAAAATACCATAGAGTATCTTACACCTTCAGTAACTTCACTAACCCAATGTGGTATTTTTGAGTCAAAACTGATACAATTTCCTCTTGAGGAGTTAGCAATATAATCTTCAAACATCAAGTCACCCCCTACATAAGATCCATGTTCAGACAATTGGATAATATACGACCTATATCTTTCCCCTCTTTCCTTGTCACCAGAATCATAATTAAGAACATTATTATCCCTATGAACAGGGAAAGAATCTCCAACGACATATTTCCTTACCAATAAGTTATGAACCTGTTCTTCATTTGAGAATGTAAATGGTTTTAGATTCAACTCAGGAAAGATAGAAAAAAACTCTTCGGGTATATCTTCGTGTGATACTAGCCCTTCTTGCCCACATTTACCATATCTCCTCCCCCTTTCAATAACATCCAAAACTCCACTTTCAAAGTATTGAATGAAATAATCACACAAACTATGACTCAATAAAATTTTTTCTTCAATTGATTTCATATGATTTGTTTCTCTATTTGTTTTTGATTGAGTATATCGATACAAAAACTTCCAGCATAAACTATCCTCTTTTTTTCCGAGTTTGGAGTCGGTATTGCAGTATGTCGTATGTCTGCTGGAAATATAAATATATCCCCAACTTCAGGTAAAAATTTATATCTTTGTTTATTTTCGTCTTCAAATACTATACATCCTTCATCCCCACTTATTTCATCTGTTGTCTGTAAATAAAACGTGAAAGTATAATCTGTTAAAATATTTGACCTACCAGAAGGATGAACTTGAATGTGTTGATGCATCCATTCTAAATTGAACCCTTTTTTTTGAGTATACACCCAATAATGTTGAGCATAATTGGTGAATTTTTTATTAGATATATTCTCTATTTGATTTTTAATATATGAATTTATCGATTGAAAACACTCCGTTTCTATTTCTATCCAAACAGAATTATCATTGGTATGTGTTGCCATTCCATCATTTAACTCAACATATTTCAAAAATTCATCAATAGAATACTCATTATTGTACTTCCCTTTATATATTGTGAACTTTTCAGATAACTTTATTGGCGTCATATGATAGATGTTGGTGACTTGAATTTTATAATACCATCTCCCTTTACGAAAATTCCATTCTTAAAATAAGTCCAGTTAATCGTATGAATTGGAGTAACTATTTTTGTAAATTTATGTGGGTCAATCTTATATTCATAATAATTCAACTCACTTTGTTTTCTAAATGTAAAATAATTAAAAATCGATAAAATACAATTATCATTAGCAATAGTTTTACAATAATCTTCAAATTTTTCGTAATTGATATCGTCATGTGTATCCATGAATATTCCATCAAATTTTTGATTAAGTTTTGGGATAACCTCCACCCAATCTCCAAATATAATGGTTACATTTGATTTGTTTTTAGCCCAATTTTGAGCTTTTTCATAAATCTGAGGATTAATTTCAATACAGGTATAATGATTAGCTAAACTACTCATTTTGTTTGCAGAAAATCCCATACCAAAACCAACATCTAAAACGTTACCCCCATTTTGACAAACTATATATGAGTACATTTCCATCAAAGATTTTGATGCAGAATCCATAACAATAGATCTCGGGTTATTCTTAAAATGAATATTTTTATCCGTAAAAACGACTACTTCATCTTTCATGTGTATTATACATTATAGTAAATCTTTTTTATTAAAACGCTCGTATCTCCCATAATTACTCAATAATTCTTCGCCCTTATATATTATTCGGTTAGTAAGGAATGTGTCCTTATCTATGTTGGACTTATCGAATCCACTATTAATAAAGTAGTATGGTGTAGTATAAATCCAATGGCATCCTTTTGTCAACTTTACATAGGTACGGTTATCTGACGGAAAATCAGGTCCATATAAAAATATGTCTTTGATATGAGTATAAAGTTCGTTAGGTAATAGAAGTAATTCAGATTCTAATATTGGATACAAACCTGTTTCTCCATTCCAAACTTCAAATGGATTAATTTGAGATGGAATGTCTTTGATTGCAAATACACCAATTCCTTGGACTCTACTTGGTTTTAACCTTACAAAAATTTTGGTAGATATATACTCGAAGGGAGTCATTACATATGCTTTGCAATAAACAATTCAAAAAACTTGGCAACTGTTTGATTGACTTGTGTTTTTTCAGTTTGACTTAAAGCACTTGTTTTTCTTGTCTCAACTTGAGACATAGTTACTTTCTTATATAATGATGGATTTGTCATGTTTTTATTATTTATTGTGAACTAAAATTTTATTTGCAAAAAAGTTATGATTTTCCGAAACACTTAATAGATTGTAAACAGTATGTGAGCTTACATCTTCTTTAACACTAATAATGGTTATATCAGTTTTATCATCTTTAATACATACATCACCTTCTTGAAGATTTTTCGCTTCAACCCAACCTTTTTCTTTTACGAAGAATGGATGTTCAGGAGTTGTAGTTAATAATGTCGTATCATCAAATACCAAATCAATAACATCTTCAACATTATGTATTTTCAAATCACCAACAATACCTAATTCAGTTTCTCCAGTCAATTCATTATAAGTAAGAACTTTTTCCCCAACAACAACATCTTCAATATTTTTGTATTCTCCATCAAGTAAAGTTATTTTGGTACCCGCAACAAAACAACGATTGTGTACTAATCGATTGTTTGCAAAAAAGTTATGGTTGTTTTCCACTACTTTTACATTATAAACAATTACTGCCTCTGAAATAATATCAATTGATTTAATAAGGGACTCTGTACCATCTTCCTTAAGGATTTTAATTCCGACTTCAGCTTGTCTAGTGGTCAACCCATAAACGTTAAGTGTATACTTAGGGTCTTGTGATATCCAACCGATTTGACGTGAATAAATTGGGTGGTCCAACGTTGACTCCAAAATTGTATCATCCTCGAATGTATACTTTACTGTTTTGTCAACTTTTCTAGAACCAACACCTCTAACTTTTTGTTTTTCAACCATAGAGGTATTAAAATTATAAGATAAAACTACATCACCAATTTGAATATTTTCAACATTTTTTTGTGTTTTATCTTCCAAAGTTATTTTTGTACCAGCAACAAAACAAGGTGCGTTATGTGAAATTACTCCGTTGAATGGTGTTGACCCACTAATAATATAGGTATCAGTATCTTCAGCGTCAAGTTCTACTAATTTCAAACTAGTATCCGTAGTGACATAAAAATTGACCTCATCGATCCCAATCAAATCGCCATCGATGTCATACAAATAATCAACTTCAGGTCTCAAATAAACGGAAAGTTTATATTTGGAAATGTTTGTGGAAGAATCATAAACTAAAAAGTGTTTATTTGCCCCGATAAATTTAGATTCTGAATCAACCACGATTTCAACTAACCCCCCATACTTCAATTGTTTCTCATCCTTAAAAACAACTTCAGATGTAGTCATATAAGACCCTTCGGGAAAATATTGTCCTTCAAATGTCCAATTCATAATTTCTGAATTTATTTCAACTTGAGGAGACCCTGAAATGAAAAACGATTTAATAAATTCTCCGACACCAACATCTGCAATCGGCTTATACTCCTCATCCTCCATTAAAATTTGATGAGTTGACAATAGTCCACCACAATCCAATTTTATGAAATTTGTGGTGTATTCATAATAATGATGGTCAGATATTTTATTAACATATTGAGTATCATCAACTTCAGATTGAATACTGGTTGGCAATTCGAATATTGAGCTAATCTTATAATTGTGTAATGTAATTATATCTAAATTACCTCCATACACAATATGAAAACTTCTAACCGAGATGATATGATCATCCTCATCTAAACTAGAAGGCCCATAATGATATTGTTGAATAATTTTATTTTCGGTATTTATTGAACTTAAAAAAGATGCCCATCTGTCCTCGTCACTTTCACCTTCAACAGTAGAACCTATTTTATAAAAATCTATTGGATTGAATTGTTCAATCATGTCCTTAACCGCAACATCAGGGACATTTGGTGAATTAATTATTGAATCTAAACTATTGTTAGATTCTGTTGAGGACGAATAAAAGTACGAAACTACTTTGGATGATTCATTATTTGACGTAAATAAATTAAGAAGTTCTACAGTACCTTTACAATAGGTACTATCAAAAAGTGCAGACTCGTCATAAGCCAATCTCAGTATAAATTTATCACTTGAGTCAGGAATCGTCGCAGGATAAATTGTATTAATATCTTCATCATGTAAATTTATAACCGTAACAAATGGTGCGTCAGCAGTTATAGTATTTGAAATATGAGTTACAATTTTATCATGAATGAAAGGCTTATATACAATATCAAGTTGAGTAATGTTATTTGTCTGAAGTACACTTATAAATTCGGTAAAATCGAAATTATATAATTCATTACCAACGATACTTGTATCGGTGTTAAACTCCAATAATCTTAAATTATCATTCGTGTCTTTAACAAAGTCAGCCGAAAATAAAGTTCCTTTCATAATCTTTTTGGTTATATATTAAATATCTTGCAAGGATTTAATCTGTTTATGTTATTCTACAAAAGGGTCTTGCCCTTAGAAGTTGTAGTTCTCGAAATACAAATGTGAGTTAGTTCCAAACTTTGCGGTAATTTTAACTGAAAATCGATAACATCGTATATTTCAGAAAAATTAACCTTATTAAAACCAACTCTTTTATTGTGTTCCAAAGTATTCGGATATAAATTAACAATTCTCACTTTTTTATCGAGATTTGAATTAATCATCTTCAAAGAGGATTGTTGTAACTTTAACTTACTTTCCCGATAATCGTCAAAACTTCCATTATTAAAAATGGCCGATGTCAGAATGTTGAAAATTGTCTTATCCTTGTATTTCCACTGGTCGAAAAGTTCTTCGAATATTTTCTGTTGGTAACTCGGATGATAAGTATTATTTATGAAAACATCTAAATCAACAACATCATTCAATATTTTTTCGTAATTTTTCAAGTCATATCCATTACTTCTTGAAAATCCGATAACTTCATGATTTTTTCCCAACAAATCAAACAACCCTTTTCCTAAGAAATCACTGTGTCCTGTTATTCCTATCCTCATATCAAACTAACTGGTTCTTTGATATTTTCCTTGAATAAAAATATTATTAGTGAATATCTAATCCCATTTTCAATTTTGGTCACCTCGTGTTCTCTAGTATTTCTGAAAGAATATATCGTCCCCGCTTTTTTCGGAATAATCTCTTTCGGTCCATACAAAATAAAATCACCTCCATCATAGTCATCATTCAAACAAACTCCGACATTTAATTTTTGATTAGGATAGTATATATCACTATGTCTTTCAAATTGATTTCCGGACTCGTATTTGTGTAAATGTATTACTTCAAACGGTTTGACTATTTCAACATTCTCATCTAAAAGCAAAAATTCAGTTATTTTATCAAAAATCCAAGAGACATTTTCATTTCTAAAAATGTTGTAATACGTATATGTTATTTTTTCTCTTGGTCTTTCAACATGTATACTATTTGCATCTCGATGAGTACCTTCAATTTCTTGAGTTAATTTTATTATCTTATCACACTCTTCTTTTGAAAACGATACCATGTTTTAATAATAAAATAATTTGATTAAAAATCAAATTTAATGGTTGTAAATAAAAGGGTCTCTCTTTTTCAACTCTTCAATTTTCTTTTTTAATTCTTTTTTCCTTTTGCGGTCTTTAATTTTTTTCAAAAACCAGTCAATAATTTTCTTCATAGTATTTTGTGTATTATATAATTATCTAAAACTAACAAGTCCAAGTCAGTATCCTTGAAAGTTTCTATTGCATTAAACGGATTCAGTACCATTGTTTTATCTTTAACGTTGAATGATGTATTCAATATAATTGGATACCCACTTAGTTTTTCAAACTCAATTAATAAGTCGTGAATAACAGTATTTTCATATACAGTTTGAATTCTTGACGTTCCGTCCACGTGAACAACTGCCGATAATTTATCTGCGTATTCTTCTCTAACTTTAACAATTTGATTCATGTATGGTACATCATCAATTGTGTAGAAAAACTCATTCTGTTTCTCTTTAATAACCATAGGGGCAAAAGGACGAAACCCCTCTCTTTTCTTAATCAATTTATTAATTCTGGATTTCATATCGGGTACAGTAGGGTCGGCTAAAATAGACCTGTGTCCTAATGCTCTTGCTCCGAATTCGATTCTATCTCTATACCACCCAACTACTTTACCTTCATGGATTTTTTTGGCTACGTATTTTATTAATATATTGTAATCGTGAATTTCAAAAAAGTTCAAATTTTTAATGTGACCCATATAAAATTCAACATCATACTTTGGTCCCAAAAAAGGATTCTTGGTAACTCTTTTTGTTAATTTTTTATTTTGTACAAGGTAATGAATACAAGCTCCAACACAGGATCCAGCATCAGATGGTGCGACTGGTATCCAAATTTTTTCAAACTCAGAATTGGATACTATCTTCCCATTCGCAGTACCATTGTACGCCGAACCACCTCCTAAGCAAAGATTATTACTACCAAGATTTTTCAAACTTTTGATAATATCAAATAAAACTTCTTCGTATCTTAGTTGAACTGCCGCTGCTAAATTTTGATGAATTGTAGTAATTTCTTCTTCAGTTAATCTTGGTGAAATACCTAAATGTTCTATTAGTTTTTCGTTGAACATCAATTTTTCTGACTTATCCCAACAAAAAACATCCATATCACAGATTAATTCTCCATCTTTGAATTCTATTAAACTTCTAATTTTTTCAATATACTCTTTAGGGTCTCCGTATGACGCTAATCCCATTAATTTATATTCTCCTTCATTTGGTTTGAATCCCAAATACGAAGTCATTGTAGAATAATAAAGTCCTAATGAATGTGGATATTTACCCAAATCATGATATTCAATTCCATCATTATCCGCCAAACCAAAAGATAATGTGTCAATTTCACCAACACCATCAATAGATAAACAGATTGCCCTTTCAAAATCGGAAGTGAAAAAAGAATAATACTGATGTGCCAAATGGTGTTCGGAGTAAAATACTCTTCCCTTAAATGGCTTCAAATGTTTATTTACATCTGATATATTTTTTAAGATTTTAACTAAAGATTTCAAAGAATATTTCGGTGACGTAAAAAAGTTTTTCTTGATGTTACTCAATACTCTTTTTAGTTTCAGATTGAGGTCTTCATAATAACAAACCATTTCAATATCATCATAGGTTATGTTATAATATCCGAAAATATGTTGAATCGTATTAATTGGAAAAGAACTGTCGTGTTTGATTCCCGTAAATTTTTCCTCTTCACAAGCAAACACCAACTCCCCGTTTTTGAATAGACAGGCGGATGAATCGTGATAAAAGGATGAAATGCCAAGTACGTACATTATGAATTATATTTTTCAGGATATTCGTTAATTAAGGTTATCCCTCCCTCATTTATTGCATGGTCATAAGCGTTTTTAACATCATCCGCAGTCAAACAATCAAAAAATTTTATTGTTTGAGTTATTGACTGAAACTCTTTGAAATAATTATTTCTGTGTTGAGGGCCTGGATTCAAAGGTATTTCCGATCCTTTACCAACTCTAATAATCATATTTGGTTTCCACTGACCATTGCTCATTAATTCCATCTTATCAACATGGTTTATTAATTGATTAGCCGCACAAATCAAAAAGTCCCATCTCGGATAAAATGTAATCACAAATTTTCCTGTCATTGCAATACCCAAAGACATTCCCATTTGAGAATCTTCCATCACCGGTAATTCAACCATTTTTTCTTTTGGAACATCGACCAAAGTTGAACTCATCGGGTTTCCCGGAAATAATATCTGTTGTCCAAGAAAAATAGTATCATCCATTTTTCCTAACTTGGTCATTGCGATTGTTAATGAATCTTTGTATTCCATTATATTAAACTTTTGAAAAACTTATAATCAGTTTCATCTTGTAATATACTCGTAACTTTTTTCTTATTAAGTTCAAATCTTTCCTGATTATTTTTATAAAAATTAATTATTTCGTCTTTGATAGAATTTAATCTTTTCACTTCATCAACAAACATAAAAAGCCGTTTTCTCGGGTCTTTTTCATTGTCATAAGAATAATCAATAATATCATCAAACAAATCAAAATCATATCTTTCTTTCAAGAACTTATTATGTTCAAAATTAGCCAATATCAAAGGAATTTGAGAATAATAAATTGGCATCAATGATTTTTCTGTAATATGGATTACATCTGTGGATATGTAACCAGTTTCGGTAACAATATTAACATATGAATTTCTATAAGGATTCATTTCATATGTTTTATAAAAGTCAATGAAGTAAGGTGGCTGGTCAACTCTATAATCTTCTTCAAACCTACTTTTTTTAATCCCTGATTTTTGAAGAAACAATATTTCATTATAATATTCTTTGAAATCGTCCCTATCAAAAACTTCAAAAAATAAGTTGTATGATGGTGTTCCATCTGGATCAGAGAATCGTTCGTTTAATTCATTACCTCGTAACATCGTCCAATCAACTTCATCTAATATCCCTTCTCGTTTCAGTAAAGCTAACAGAGACACTCTATGTGGTTTTAACATTCTGTTATAACACATAAAAAATGATTCTTTATCTTTTTGAAATTCGTACTTGAATGAGGTCATTCCTTCGACCGCCACATAAGGTAATCTATTTGAAGTATGTCCAACAACTTTACTATTCAACTCATTGATTAATTTTTTTATTTTCTGATTTCCATTGATTGCAATTATCTGATTCGAATTAATCGATTCTTCATTACAATATTTTTCGATAAGTTTTATTACGTTTCCATTGTCGGACTCATGTTCCGCTAAAATAACAAGAAAACAATTGGAGTATAATTTCATTAACTCTTTTACTTTTGAGGATGCAGGAAGTGATTGGAAATTTTCCATATAAGTTCCTGTTATTGTAAATGAATAATATTTTTGTTCGGAGTCAACCTCAAAATTATTTATATCAATCATTTTAATCCCGTCAACTTTGTTAGCGGTCAAAGTGTTAAAAATATGTTCCTTTTCGTTTTCGATATTACTATCAAACAATAAATTAAAATACTTCATAATCTTCAATTAAAATACAACCCACTTACCTGTTCCATAATGAGGCCAATGTTTTTCATACTCGTAGTAAACTACTTCATTAGGTATTTCCTCTTTTTTGCCCCATGTTTCGATTGTTGGAGTATTTGTAGAAACTCCATTATCTTCAACAACAAATCTAACAGGTAATTCAAAGTTTTTTATATATTTGTAGTTTTCCATAAAAGTACCTGTCTCAAAAGTCATGTCCCCAATAAAACACCAAACAATTTCATTCTTATTATCTCGTTTATTAGACATTGCAACGCCAGTAGCAATTGGAATTATTCCACCGACAATCGCCGAACTATAGAATTTTTTTTCTTTATTGATGATACTAATCGATCTCCCATCCAAAATTTCTGATTCTAACCAATCAGGTGATACTCCTTTAAGTAAAGCATGATAATGAGACCTCCATGTAGAAAATACCCAATCATTCTCTGAAATTCTTTTGAAGATTTCAATAAGATGTTTTTCATTACCTCCACTCAAATGAACAGGGCCTCGTATTTTACCAGTTTCCCAACTTTCAACTATTTTATTTTCAAAATGAATAAGTTCTTCTTCATTCCAGTTGTGTTCTCTAACTATTGGATACTGTTCTAAATTTTTTATCATATATTTTAATAAAATTACTTGTTAAAGGATACTATACTAAACCTTGGCGTTTTCGCATAACTTTCAACTGAACTTACAAAATGAGGTTGTCTGAAAACTTTATTATTCAATAATACTACTCTATTGAATTTAGGAAAAATTTGTTGGTTAAACTCTTCATCTGCTTCAGAACAAATGTTAAGAATACCACCCCAATCCCAAATCCACTCTTTATTTACGTAATAGATTAAATTAATTTTTCCTGCATAGTCATCCATGTGCATTCTGTAATGGTCTCCACTATCAAGTTTATAACATCTTATGTCAAACTGATTCAAGATAAATGGTGATACTTTTTCAAGGGCATCAATAAAGTAATCTTCGAATATTTTCGATATGTAATCATCTTTCTCCAAATCAGATGACCTACTGAAACTAGAAGTATAAACCTCGGTTTCTTTTGGTAATGTTGATGACTCAGTTTTGAATACATGCGAATAATGATTTTCTCTTTCCTGTAAAGTTTTTTCCCACGTGTTCGCATTAACAAATAACTCATGTAAATTATTTGCATAATCATTGGGTAAAAAATTATCGATTACAGAATATCCCTGTTCGTTCAGTTCCTGTTTAACTCTATCTAACATATTAACTTAGTTACTCCCAACTAATACCCCAATCCTTAAACTCCGCAGCCAAACAATCAGTTTTATAGTCTTTTCTACCACCTACAATTTCTTGTATTCTATTTTTTGCAGTATTACGAACTCCATTTAATCCATGTGTCAACTCCAAATTATTACCTTCTTTGATTCCCTTACGATAGTTGGACTCATTATGCCAAATGTGTAAGTTTGTTTGAGCTAAAACAACAATAGACCTTACGGTCTTTGCATCAATAACACCTTTCTGTTCTTTAAGAATCAAATCAATGTCGTGTTCGATGTCTCTAATTTCTTGAGCATATTCCTCTTTGTGTTCGGGAATAAAAACTTCTTTTAATTGTGAAATACTGAGTCTATCAATTAACTCGGCAAGTGTTGGTAAGTATTTTCTCTTCTCCATATTATCTGTTCAAAAATTTTCTTCCTTTATTTATTCTTTCTCTCCAATATTCTAATAGGTCATCCATTGTTTGATTGAAGGTTATTTTGGGTTCCCATCCAGTCATTTCTCTGAATTTAGTTGTGTCAGGTATTTGTAAATCCGCATCTATGGGCCGTAATCTATTTTGGTCAACTACTACTTCTATATTCTTAACCGTAGATTTTGATAATAGATAATTCAACGTATCACCAACTTTACAAGTATAAGACCCCCCAATATTATAATATGCACCTGCAGATGGATTAATATTTAATAACATCCAGTATGCTCTGACAGCATCCCTAACATCGGCGTATGTCCTAAGTGAGTCCAAATTACCCACAAATATTTTTGGTTCTTGTAATCCATATTCTATCATTGCGATTTGTTTTGCAAATGTTGATTCATGAAATACATCTCCTCTTCTCGGTCCTGTATGTGTAAACATTCTGGTAGTCATCACCTTCATGTTATAAGCTTCCCCATAATACCGACCAATCAAATCTGTACCCACTTTAGATATCGCATACGGAGATGCAGGATGTAACGAGCACTCCTCATTGATGGGTAATTTATCTTTACTAACCCTACCAAAAATTTCGCTTGATGCACACACATGTATAAGAGCATCTTTATACTGAGATTTTCTAAGCGCTTCTAATAAATTTGCGGTACCAATTATATTTGTTTGTAATGTTTCAATCGGAGAATCAAAACTAGTTTGTGGATAGGATTGTGCTCCAAGGTGGAAAACATAGTCAGGTTTAGAAATATCTATCGCGTTTACAATTGAACTATAGTCATTCAAATCTCCATATATCAACTTAATTCTATCTGTGGTATTAATGATATCAGTTAAATGTTCGATGTTATCCATAGATTCATTCCACCTACAAAACCCATAGATTTTTATAGTTGTTTTTTCTAAAAGAAAATCAACCATGTGAGATCCGACCATCCCTAAAACACCTGTGATTAATACATTCATTGATATATTTCTTTGAAGATTTTTTCAGTTATCCTCCAGTTATCCTGCAATTCAAAAGATCCGGCATAATTACTATCAAAGTCCCTAAGTAGAATGTTATATTCATCTTTGTTTTCTTCGATTATCGTTTTTAATTGATTTGGAATATACTCATCATTATAAACAATTGCCGTCGCCGTGTCAATATTTGACTGTGATAAACCCATCACGCTATCTCGGACTTCCCCAAAATTTTTGTTTTTTATCGAGTACAGATTATCAATTATCCCAAAACATCTTGAAGAGATTAAACTAGCCTTATCAAATTCATAATCAAAAATATCCCCATATAATCCAAAATTATACTTATATAAATTGGTATTTTGACCTTTAGCACCTAATACTAAAAAAGGTTTACCGAATAAAATACTCTTAAATGTTTTTTCAGTATGGAACATAAACTCTTTAGTCAATTCAGGAAATTCATGATTGTACGCAAGGTATGGGTAGGTTTCCGCTACAACATCAATTAAATTAGGTGCATTTAGTATTTTTTCCGAAAATATACGTTGGGGAACGTCGTCAGATTTATCATAAAAATCATCGAATGATAACTTCCTCGGTGTGAAATACTTGAAATCCCATCGAGAGAATTCAGAATGTTGCCATGTATTTATTCCATAATCAAATAGTTCAAATTTATATAAATAATCCAATAATATCGCCCTATGGTTCCTTTCATGGTTATTTAGATTTAGATAAAGTTTATCGATTGGTCTATATTGATTGAATAATTCAGAAGGTTTTTTACCATAAAAATTAACCATCCCATAAAAAGTGTAATGGAGTAATGCGGTAGGCCAAAACAAAACTTCAAAGTTTTTGATTGGATTTGTTTTAATATTCGAATATGCATCACTGTAATCACAACCAACAAGTAGATAAAACTTAATATTATTTTTTAATAAAGTATCTTCTAAATTTTGATAATCTTCAGAATGATTTGGATTATTTACGTAATCGTGTGTGAGATAACTCAAAAATCTTTCATCAAACGCTTCCCAAGGTTGCCAAATTATAGCATGACTTTCAGGTTTTATTTTATCTATCAATTCACTAATCTCTCTCACATTAATAGAACTATTAGACGGATTGATTAACAAAACACTTTTATGGAACCTATAATCGATCATGGCCCTTAAACCAATTAATTGTTTCAGTTATCCCTTGTTTGAAAGTATAAGTTGGCACAAATCCGATCTCAGTATTTATTCTCTCCGTACTCACCGCTCTGAAAGGAATTGTCGTTGGCTTAGAATCGTCCCAAATTACATCAGGTTTTAATTCACTTACTTCTATAATTGTATCAACAATTTCACCAATAGTAATACCTCCACCATATCCCAAATTATAAGGTCTCATGGATTCTCCCTTCTCAATAATCAAAAGGCCACCTTTAACTACGTCTTTAACATATAGAAAATCTCTAACAATATCAGGTGACCCCCACACTACAAATGGATTTTCACCACTTAATAATCTTTTAATTAATGCAGGCACAACATGACAGGTTTTCAAATCGAAGTTATCATAAGGTCCAAATATCGCAGTACCTCTTGCAATACAAATTTCCATTTCACCTAATCGTGAAACGTGTTCCATCAACTTCTCTCGATATCTCCTCATCCATCCATACCCATAGTAAGATTTATAAGGTTCATCCACCCAAAACTCATCTTCGGTTAGTGGTCTTCTGATGTCAGGATATCCTGTAGAACTATTAAGATCTAAAAATCTTTTTACTTTTGATTTGTACGATGCTTCCAATACATTTCCAATTATTTGGATTTGTTTCAATGAAATTTGTACATCAGTTGGTACTGTGGAAGGATGAGCAATTTGTCCCGCACAATGAATTACATAATCACAACCTTCAACAAGCTTGAAACAATCTTCTAACTTTGTTAGGTCTAAATTTTCATGAACAATGATACTATCATGCGTATATTGTAATGGAGATTTGTGAGTATGAGTAATAACTTTCGCACCTTGTTTGACAAGTTCAATTAAATAATGAGTACCTATGAATCCGGATCCGCCAGTTACTACAACCTTTTTACCTTTGAAAAATTCACTCATATCAATGGTTCACAAATGGATTATATCGTTTATCTAAAATGTCTTTGTTGTTCAAAAACCACTCTGTAGTTTTTTTAACACCCTCTTCCAATGAAGTATAACTTTTGAACCCATATTTATTCATCTTATTCATACTCATCAATCTTTGTTTATCACCACTCGGTACATCGGTATACCACTTAACATCAATGTCTTTTCCTGAATGTTTGATGACTAATTCAACAAGTTCTTTAATTGAATTACCTTCTCCCGAACCCAAGTTAACAGGTTCAGTAATTTTATTTTCAACAGTAAAAATCATACCTTCAGCAACATCTTCAGCATAAATAAAATCACGAATTGGAGACCCATCTCCAAAAACATCTAAAACATCGTTCTCCTGAGCTTTACGTATCAATGAAGGTACAACCATTGCATTAGCAGGATTAAAGTTGTCATACGGTCCATAAACGTTTGCAGGTCTAACTATTGATATCCTATCCCACCCGTATTGTTTTTTATAGGTTTCAGTTTGTAATTCTCCAATTCTTTTCGCCCACCCCGCGTACATGTCGTTCGGAGAAGGAAATGTCCCCCAAACACTTTCTTCATAAAAAATTTCAGACGGAGCATAAACTCCAACTGAACTTGTGAACAAATACCATTTGACATCAGATTCAAATGCCGCTTGAGTCATGTTAGTATTGAACTGTAACATTGGGACCATAAAATCAACTGGTTGATTCATACACATATGTGGAGACCCTTTGACACCCGCTAAATGGAAAACATAATCTTGTCCCTTACATACTTCCAAACAACTATTAAAATTTCTCAAGTCAGTCTTGACAAAATTAACATTGAAGGGTAAATGTTCTGGCTCTGTCAAATCCGCGATAGTGACTTTGGCCCCTTTTAATACTAACTTTTTAACAAGTTGCCTCCCAATCATTCCGGCTCCACCTGTTACTAATACTTTTTGGTTATTAAACATCATTCAATCTTTTTACTAAATTTATAATTTGCTCATCAGTCAAATCTGTGTGATTTCCAATATACAATGAATTACTGTGTATATAATTAACAACATCTAAATCACCTGATATCTTGAATGGGAAATTGTCTAAATATGGCTGATTAGCCTGGTTCCCTCCACCGGCAGTTCCCAATCTATATTCAACCCCACATATATCTAAAACGTCACAAACACTACTATAGTCATCATTAATATGAAATCTATCTTTATAATCAGGTTTCATTATTAGTGGTAACGCGAAACTACTATTCCCATCAATATCAAAATCAGTATAAAATTTGTGTTTATCCAAATTTTGAAACCATACTGATAAATTATGTCTTCGTCTTTCGATATTATAATCAATTCGTTTCATTTGTTCTATCCCTAAAACAGCATTGATTTCAGTACTTCTCATATTAAATCCCGCAACCGCAAACGTGAACATAGGGTTTAATTCAGGATAATTATTTCTGTAGTTGCTCTGAGTTTCCTCGGAAACTTCTCTTGTCATACCATGTGACCTAAATAACTTGGAGGATTCATAAATTTGTTCATTATTGGTACAAATCATTCCTCCTTCTATTGTTGTAATATGGTGCCCAAAATAGAATGAAAAAATAGAAATGTCTCCGAACGTGCCCACTTTTTGATTATTAAACGTTGCCCCATGAGCTTCACAACAATCTTCGATTAATAGAATATCATTTTCTTTGGCGATTTTGATAATCTCTTCGTTAATCCCATTGAACCCAAGGCAATGTACCAAAACAATCGCTTTAGTTTTCTTGGTTATCGCCCTTTTAATATTTTCTGCGGTTATCGCCAAGTTATCCAAAGATACATCAACAAATACCGGAGTCATACCTAATTGTACTACCGATGAAATATCCGATACCCACCCTAATGGGGGTACAATAACTTCACCAATACCTTTAAGTTCTTTAACAATTGCAATCGAAACAAAATTTCCTGAATTACCGGAGTTCAACATAGTACTATGTTTGACACCCAACCAATTACTCCATATCTTTTCGAATTCTTTAACCTTTTCCCCGTTTGTTAATCTTTGGTTTGATAATATAAAATCAGATAAAGCCTCCCTATCTTCACGACTGACATTGTCGTTTATAAGTGGCCAATTATATGTCTTTCCCATAATATTAAAAATAAAGTTTAATCCATTGAAGTCAAAGACTTGTCCAATATTAATTTTAGTAAAGGAATTGGTATTTTGACTGGTCTGTGTATTCCTACAGGATGTGGGTAAAAAATATCTTCAACACTAAATTTCATTGCAGTTAATATATCAGGTAACTGATGGTCGTCTAAATGTTTTACAAAAAAAATATCTTCCCAAACACCCTTTTCGTTTTCATACTTTTTTAAGTACTCAATAGTTTTTGATTTGTTTCTGATTGATAATCCTCCATTACCAACAAACTTCCCTTCTTTTGGTTTAGACCAAGGAGCTCCAATAAAATCATAATCTAAAAACTCTTCTATGTTGTCTCTTAATAACAAGGAGTCTATTTGAAAATTCAATATTATTTCTCCCTCAACTAGTTCCCAAAATTCAATACTTTTTAATAATTCTGTGTGAGTTTCTTTATCAATGTCTTCGATGTCCAGTTTAGTTAGTAAAACATTGTCCCAATCTTTGACAATATTCTTAATATAACTTTCGTTTCCCTCACTATGGAAAATTTGTAACCCCCATCTAACATCTTTGTTGTTTTTATTTAAGAAATAAATGTGGTTCTTCAATATCTGTTCAAAATTAATGACAACCCTATTCTCAACTATAATCGAATTATATATTGAATCTTTTTTTACTTGTGGGAGATAACCTTTAGTTTTTTCGGTAAACTTGGTCAAGTATTCACACAATAAGTCGTAATGTTCCATTATAAAAAATCGTAAATCTTGTCGTATATATATTCTCCGATAATACGATATCCCAACTCATTGGGATGATAGTCACCTTTGAACATATTTTCTTTGTCATTCCAAACTTTTCTACTTTCATATTCCCACACAGAAACATTATTAACTAATTCGTATAAGTTCAAAAGGTCAGATAAACAATCGTTTGGGTTAATAAAATAATTTGGTAAAGATTTTGAATCAAAATCTTCATTGTGAAACATAGGATAAAAAGAGTTGAAATAGAAATGTTTATGACTAGTTAGAGCATTTTCTATTTTATGGTATATCTCGATAACATTGTAAGTGTCCGCAGTATATCGATACGGATAGGAAAACATAACTATAATGATATCATCAGAGTTTATAAACCCCATATCAAGTGATTGTTCAATTTCCTTGAGTATGTATTCATTTCCATATCCACAAACTCCACAATTCACGTATAAACAGTCTAGTTTTTGAGCAACCCATCTCGGCCAAGAATTTTGATTTCTTAAATTTGTGATGAACTTTTCGGGGTGAGCAACTTCTTTATACTTTATATCAGTTTCAATTCCATGACCCGCAGTCCAACTATCTCCGAAACAAATTAATCTCATATTATCCCATCTCTTGTTTTTATAAATTCATAAAAATACTTTGCTTGAGATAAATGTCCAAGTTCACCACTATGTAAATCCTTTACATCTCCTGAAGTTTCATGTTCCATAGTGTGTTTTCCATCAGAATATAATCTTCGTGAAAATTCAAATACATCTAAACTACCGTTAGGAGTTCTGATGAATGTTCCAATCTCATCTTTATCATTAAACTTTTCATTAAAAAATAAATCATCCGAATTCCAATGTAATATATTGACCCCACTCAGACGACAAAAAGAATTTATTAAAGAAATCCATTTCCAAAGTTCCGTGTTCCATTCAGCATGAGATCTATTGTTGAATACCTCTACTAATGTTTGGTCAGAAAAAATATGTGTTCCATTTGTATTGATAAAAGATGGTAATATATTGTTCATATGACCATCTCTCTCATTATACGCAACAAATCTCAAGAGTGATGTCCACCCAATAATAATCAAATCCCCTTTTCGAAATTTCTTATGTTCATCAATAAACTTCCAAAAAATAGTTTGATTAGCGGCACCACCTTCTCCACAGTTATTTACATCATAATCCATCATTTCAGATAATACAGTTGGCCAAACTTTTGGTAAATTACCACCTCTCCAATCTTTATAATCATCATAATTACTTCTTTGTTGGGGGTGACCAACAGGATGATATTCGGCAGTGAAACTACATCCGAATGTCCACAAAGTTTTTCTACTCATATTAGGTTATTTTTTGTAATATATTTATAAAATAGTTCATATTGAATGAAGTGACCCTTTTCTCCTAAATGACCGTCGCCAACAGCTCCATTGGTTTCATCAAATATTGTAGTTCCTCCATGTCCAAAAAATACATCAAACATAGTCCGTTTAGGGCCCATACGTACAAAACTATGGTTGTTTGCTTCTGGTGGAATTTGTAGAGGTAATTTTTCAATTTCCTCATGACATATATAATACTTATTGTTCAATTTTTCTGATGACAAATTGTTTATTATATCGATATCAGCAGACCAAAAAAACAACTGAAACCCTTTCGATTTAGAAAATTCAACAAGTAATTTTTCTTGCTCATATACTTCATCAATATATGGAGGTAAAGTTTTATTCACCGCAATATCCATTCTAGTCGATTCTGAAATATACTCACCGTTTTCAGGATTAGCACTTAATCGTTTCCATTGAAATAAATTTTGTTTGTCGTAAAGATAAGCCCATCTAAATCTTTGCGGATAAGTCCAATTTATGATAACCATATCTCCTTTTTCAAACTCATTCGAACGCTGGCATACTGTTTGAAAAATCTCAACATTAGACATTCCCGCAACCGCATGATTATTCATTTTCATTCCCAATTTGTTCGAGAGTAAATCCCCCCAACAAAGAGGTAAATTACCGCCTCTGAATTCTTTCCACTCTGGATAACGAGGGAAACTATCATCTAACAAATGACCTTGAGTGAAACTATCTCCAAATAAATGTAATGTTCTCATATTAAATCCCAAAATAAATCGAAGTCCTGAGTTTTGTCTAACGCAATTTCGAGTAGTTTTCTTCTATTCGATTCAAATCTCTCTTTATTTTTTTTATAAAATTCTTTTATTTGTTCTTTATTATTGTTGATTCTTTTAATTTCATCGATGAACATCAAAAATCTTTTTTTATCATTTAATTCACTGTCGTAGGAATGGTCTATAACATCATCAAAAAAATCAAAATCGTACTTCTTTTTTAACTGTTTGATATGATTAGGTGTTGCTAAAATCAATGGAATTTGATAATAGAAAAAAGGTCTGAAAGATTTTTCAGTAGTATGTATAACACCTGGATAGAAAGTTTGTGACTCATAAGCACTCTCTGAAATTATATTAACATAAGAGTTCTCGTAACTTTCTTTGAGTTCTGGATAGTGAAGTGTCGATTGACCTTCTTGATGAAAACCTCTGAATCCATAATTATTGTAATCATAATACCCTTTACCACTTTCATAATCGTCTTCTTTAATAGTTGTGTTGAATGATTTAATCAAATCGGCCTTTTGCCATATCTCAGCCTCATCAAATGACAAATAATATGGCATAACATCATCTCCGGGATAGGTGAATAACTTTGAATAGTTAATATCTTGAAGAAGATTATTAATCATCAAATGAAATAACAAATTTAATCTATGTGGTTTAGCGGTCTTGTTCCTTGACATGAAGAATTTACCTGTTTTATTTTCCACAAAGTTTACATCTTTAACTTCAGTAAGAGCAAATGTTGAGGAATAGTCAATAAAATTGATTTTTTTCGCATTAACCCCGTATTTTTGACCCAAAAAATCACTCAAGGAATTATTGGTAACATAGTAAAACTGATTTGTTGATATCCCATTTTCTCTCAAAAGTTCTTTGGTACATTTTATCTCTGTGTCACATGCCGGCTCATGCTCCATAGTTATTATCAGAATCAAATTTTTATTTTGTCTAATAACTTCTAAAGTAGAATCCAACAAGAAAAAATTCCACTTGTTTTCCATAATCAATTTTGATGATAAAAATGCACTTCCCACAATACAAAAAAATTTTTCGTGTGGATTTTTTTTAACATCATCTAAATTACAAACTTTAATGGATAACTTACGTTCTGTATAATCTTTTCGATTTGTTGGCTCCATTATATGAGTTTCGAAAAAATTTCTTGAATCAAAAAAAAGAAACTGATTGAAACTACTCATCCCATTGGCAATGGGTTCGTCACCGTTCCAAGATTCATAAACTAAATTTAATGTTTTCTCTATCATTTTTTTATTCTATAACTCAATTTAATCGAGTATTACCATAATGTATCACTAAGTTTTCTTCAGAGTAATATTTTCTCCATGGGTCAACCACTATCGAACCTTTTGGGAAAGGGTATTCATGAAATTTATTAAAATGAGCAAGCAAGTATATAGCGGTTTTGGGATTTTCAATATCAAAATCAACTTGAATTCCTAATTCGTTAATATAGTGAGATACTAAAATTGATGATGATCCGTCTAAATAATCCACATCAGGTTTGTATGATTTACCTAAAATAATAATTGGTAAATTATATTCTTTGGATAACTCAACCAATCTCATCGCCATATTTTTAGCCTGAACTTCTCGGGCTTCCATTATTGAATCAAACAAATCGTACCCTAATCCTAATTTTTCAGACATAAATCTCAACGCAATATTGTCTCGTGGATGGCATCCTCCACCATCTCCCATACCTGCCTTCATATATGCAGGCCCTAATATCCTTTGTGTACTTCTTTCAAGAGCCCCTGTTACAATATCAACATTCATGTTACCATTTTTTTCGGCAACATCTTGGATCATATTCACTAAAGCGACTTTTGTTGATATGAATGTGTTATAAAAAATCTTTATCGCTTCGGCCTCGTCCCAAGTTCCGACTTCACATCGTGTCGTCTTTGTTACTAATGTATCATAAAAATCAATCAGTAACTTTGCATCTCCTGTTAATGAACCATCTTCAGTTCCAATTATAATCATTTCAGGGTTAACCATATCAAACTTAACAGTACCCATCGCAATTAGATATGGGTTATAAATGAATCTGAAATTCTCACAAAGAGGAATAAATTCACGTCGAATTGTTCCAGGTAATACTGTGGAGATTAGTACCACAAGTTGGTCTTTGGTAGTGTATTTATTGACCTCCGAAAGTACTTCTTTGACTATTGAATAATCAAAATCTTTATTGGGTAAATGAGACGTAGGAAAACGACCATCGTAGTCGGGATGGTGTGGTGTCGGAACCGCAACAAAAATTATATTTCTATTGTCACATACATTTTGAATACTATCCACCATTGTGAAATTAGATGGTTTGACCTCAATAACATCATAACCTATTACATCATGATGATTTGCCATAACTTCTGCGGCATCTTTTCCCAGTTTACCTACACCTATAAATCCTATTTTCATAAATAACTTTGTTCTCGATTTGTACCAATAAATTGTTGGTACGTTAGAGGTAAATTTAGAAAAAAATTGTCGACAAATCCACCAAAAAAACCATCAGCACCACAACGATATGATAATTCTTTTTCATCATTAGTTTTATTTTTTCCTTTCGGAACTACATTATTGAGATTTATTCCATCAACTAAAAATTTCGAAGTTTCTTGGTTAATTATATATGTGTGAGCAGTCGCAGTTTGTCCTCTAAACAACTTAAACTCTTCCTGATAGTTTTCCTTAAGATGAAATCCTAAATTCAAAAAACTAATTTCATTATTCAAATCATTATTATATAATTCAACTATGTTATCCAATGTTTTATCTTCAACATATTTATAAAACTTCGCATCATTTTCAAATATCAACGCTCTTTCATAATTGTTTTTTACAATATCCATTGATATCATCACATGAGAAATATGACATCCAAAAATGTAAAATTCATACATATGGGACTCAAATGGTGGACCTCCAAACTGTTCAATAATCCAATTGATAATATTTTGGCAATCGGTAGAATGTGTTTCCAAAAGGTCATTAATCATTTTTGGATACAAATAATTTACCAAAGGTAAAAACCCTTGGGAATCGGCTTCTTTGTCAAAAAAATTCATTTGATTTTCGGAACCAATAACATAGATTGCCGGCACCAAATTCAACCATTTTTTCTGTCTTCCATTTATAGTTTCGAGTTGGTACTCAGCTTTTTTCAAGACAGAATTTTTTATCAAAAAGTCTACAATCGTATTATATGAATCTTTTGTTTCTTCGTTCATATTCAATGACATCTTTCATAAAAATTTCCCGCACAACATCGAAAGCGTACGGAGGTTTTTTCGATGCGTTATGTTCAAGAATGTTATAATTGTGTATCAAAACATCCTTCATATCTTTATATATATTAATTTTATTTTTTTCTTTGTCGAATTGTTTGATACTCTCTATTATACCATCCATCCTTTTCGAGTCAGGTAAAGTATCATATCCCTCATCAATCCACTTGGAAAAAGTTTCATATCCAAGTTTTTTCATTTCATATAAACTATTTCGGTTTCCCAAAACAATAAATGGATGATGACATGATATCGGTTTGAACATTTTTTCACTTAGGAAAACGGTTCCTTGGGAATCCTCATATTGAGCTTCACTTACCACTGACAACCAACTATCCAAATGAGGTTGTTCATAGATTCGTCTAATGTAGTATCCAGTGTCTAACAATTCATTGGATTTCCCGTACAAGTCACAGGGTAGTAAATCTTGGACTTCAGAAAACACGTTTTGGTCAATTTCAATATCACAAAAATTTCTATAATGTGGAGAAAACTTGTTCATACTTATTAATCCCTTCTCCAACAAATTGTTTTGATACAACTTAACAAAAAACCAAATTCTATGTTCTCGAGTTTTTTTATTCAAATTATTGAATAACTTAATGTTTTCAAGGTTGGACAATTTATATTCCAAATGTTCCTCAAATGTCTTCAATTGTTTATTCTCCCACCCCAAATGTCTAATTTCCCCAAACACATCACTTTCGAAATGAGAATATGGTATCGGATGCATTTTAATGCTTTGTGGATTAATTTCCAACCAAAGTTTATAACGTTCTTTAACTATAGAATTTCCTGTAACGAAAAAAATTTGATTAGGTGATATTCTATAATCAACGCACTCGTTATGAAAAAAATCAAAAATCCAATCATCATGGTAACCTTCGAAACTTGAATCAATTAACAAATACGCGTTTCCATCACGTAAATCCTTCAAGTATGTTTCATTCAAAAATTCAAAAAGACTTTGAGTTGTCTTATCTGCCGAGTACTTTCCTCCAGCCCACATTTCAGGATCGTTGTTTACCCCAACAGGAATTATGTATTTATCAGGTTTATTCTTTAATGTGAATTCTTGAAATGTAAATTTATGTTCTTCATTTAATCCACGAAGACATACCATACGATTATATAATGGAGCAACTGTAAATCTATCAAATCCAGTTTTATTGGGTACCCAATTCTGAACAAAGTTTCGACTATTTTCCAAGTCTTCAAACACGAAATTCATACATTAATCAATTTTTTTTCCAAATACTTTTTAGAATTTCTTCGATTGGTTTTTTATTATTTGACCAACCATGTCCATCATAATCATATTTATTTTTTATTATTTCCACAAATTTTTCTCTATTGAATAAACAAACTTCATACATCTCTTTTCGGATTTCTTTCAGTTCATTAATACTTTTCGTTTTGAACTTGTTCAATTCTTTTATAACCATATCAATTTTTTTATGATGGTCAGGTTCAAAATCATAACTTTCATCTATCCATTTATCGAAAGTTTTATATCCTTGGTCTTTCAAATACGACAAAGTGTTAACATTACCTAAAACTATAAAAGGATGACCCGCCACAATTGGTTTCCAAATTTTTTCTGACATAAATAGAATCGATGTATCAATTAATGTTTCAGTTACTAATGATATGAAAGTAGACTCGTGGTCAGGTAACTCAATATTTGCAGCCCAATTTATATCCAAAGTTCTATCGATTTCTATCGGTGTCATTTTAGATAATTCTTCGTATTCATCGTGTGGTTCGAATCTTCCTAAACTAATTTTACCTATATCAAATAAACCATTTTTTATTAATTCGTTCACTAAATGAATCCTGTGAGGTCTTGGATTTCTATTGTATGATAACAAGAAATACTTTTCATCTTTGGGATTAAAATCAACAATTTCATTTTTTAACAATCTGTAATCCACCCACGAATCAAATATAGAAACGGGATGGCACTCAAACTTTAATCCCCTTTGTTTTCTAACCTCGTCAACTAACAAGTTCCCATGTATATAATGAACCCCACTATCAGGTAAATTTGATTCTTTAATCCATCCATCGATAATTTCCAAATCATTATTGTAAATGTTCATTCCACTATAACCTTCGAACTGATGAATCATTACAATTTTGGATTTATGATTTCTTACATCATTCAAATATTTTTCTGAAATACACTTAAATCCAATATCTTTGTTTTTACGAAAAAAGTTATTGTCATAAACATTTATAAGATATAAATGTTTTTTATTTTCTATATTTATTTTGTCTATATAGTTTACGTTATCTCCGTAATTCACTAATATATTTTCCCTCAGAACATTGTTATCCCATACTTTATTACCATTTTCAATGTCGAACAAATTCCATACTCCCCATGTTTTAGGATAATCAAACCTACCTGTTTCTCGTAAGTACCAAGATTTAGATGACCCATTTGGCCGGTAGTAATCGAAGATACTATCCCAATCTTCCAAAGAACAACTAATTTTATTGTCCTCCATCAACTCTCTAATCCCATCTTCGAAAGTGATATGATTGAATTGTATATGGGCATGTAAATTCGAAAAATCTACTCTATAAGAACGACTATCTTCACTATTAATTAATTCGTATTCTAAGTCGGGTTTAACTGTTCTTTTAATTTTTTCAATTAAATCAATTTTATTAATATTCAATTCATTCTTACCAATGTTAATGATTGTATCATTATAGTCTCCCTCGATAATACTTTTCAATATCTTAACACAATCCTTAATATGTAAATGTGGGCGTTCTGCCAAAGGGTCGAATATCTCTATTGGTTTTTCCTCTTTGATGTCTTGAATCAAATTGTTTATTAAAACATCATTTCTATTCAATTTACTTACACCATATAATGTAGACAACCTTACAATTTTGAATTTTGGATTGTTTTTTGACAATAAAATGTTTTCACAAGAAATTTTCAATTCAGAATATAAAGATGAAATCTGAGTATCGGATTTTTCATTAACAATATCAGTCCGTTTCCCATATACACTACAACTACTCGAAAATATTAATCTAACTTTTTCATTTGTTATCAAATCAACCGTTTTTTTGAACTGAGAAATTGGTTCAATTAATTGTGATCCATCTGTCAATTCCAATAATCTCGGTGATGCTAAATAAACTATTACATCTTGTGAATTTAATAACTCTCTATACTTTTCAATATTAGAAACATCATCATGAATGATTGTTACATTTTTATTCAAAAATGTAATATTACTATATAAAAACTTATCATATACTGTAACATCACAATCGTTCATGCTATTTGATAATGGGATACCTAAATAACCCGCACCCCCTATGATTAAAATTTTCATATTAGTCCCTTAATGTTTCAGTCGTTACACAATGAAAAGATCCACCCAAAGTTCTTGAGTGTCTGATCTTACAATCTAATGTATCTATATTATATTTTTTTAATTCTTTAATTAGTTCTGTTTGTCTATTGTCTAATATAACCGTGTTTTCGTCAATAGAAAGTAAATTAATACCAACCCAAACAGAAGCTCGTTCGACTTTGTGGTAACCAATATCCACCATTTCAGGTGACCATATTTTATCCCAAGATTTCAACATCTCAGGCATGTTTTTCTCATTTATCCTTGCAGGATTTAGAAGACATAGACCCTCTCTTAACAAAGCTATAGTAGAATCCAAATGAGAGTACGAATACATGTTTTCTAACACGTGTACTTTGTATTCTGACCCCAATAAATTTTGAAGCCATTTCGCTCCCAACTTATTCCCTGTATTACTCACCAGATACAGGATATCATTATTCGACCGTAAAATATTTGCAGCGTCGAATACAGGCTCTTTTTCAGTTAATGTTAACTTAGATAAATCTTTTCTTTGGTATGAATCATCCTTTAACATTGGTTTAGGTGCAGCAACCCATCTCGCCCCTTGTTCCATATACTGTATGAAATCTTCCCTAAAACAATATGTTTCGAATTGACGAGACCTCAAAGTCATTGGCGCCTCTATGATTGTATCACCAATTACAGTTACAGTGTCTCTTGGACAAAAGGTATAGTATTGGTCTGTTTCCCAAAATCCATTACTTATTGTTGAAGTTGTGTCGATTGATTTTGGTCTTTTAACATTTACCCCACATTCGTTTAGGATTTGAGATAAAGACTCTAAATCTTCTCGAGTTTCTTCATAAACTTTTTCATCAAAAAAACCTAACTCTTTTGAAGGTATTATATCTTTGTCAGCATAGTTAATAGCATGAAGATCAACTCCATGTTTTGGCATATTTGCATTATCTATCGTACCAACGAAAACTTCTCTTAATTTACCCCATTCATTTTTAACTGATACCATTTTTAATTTTTTTTAATATTTTGTCAACCACAATATCTTGAGATAGGTGTCCATTATGTGCACAGTCCCTTCCTTTTTCCTCAAAATCATCTTGAATTTGGTCAATTTTTATCTCATTGTGGAATAACTCAGATTTTTTCAAATTAAAATCATCTCCCCATGTCCAATGATAAACAGGAATATTCAATGTATTCCATAAATTATCACAAGTTAATGTAAATAAATTACTTTGTTTTATCAACTCACCTTCATTCTCAACAAACCCATAATGATACCAATCGAAATATTTTTCGTGATTTTTAGGGTACACTTCTTTTGGATATGAAATTGAGAACGTTTCTATTTGAACTGTATGAGGATTTCTGTAAAACATATAAGATGTCCTATTATCAAATGTCCATTGATAAATCACATACTTTGGCAACTTTTTCTTTTTCAACACAAAGTTATGAAACAAAATTGTATTGTAGAATGCGACATCGGGTCCTGACCCTCCAACTCCCAAGTTGAATACGTCCAAATTTAATTTTTTTGATAATTTAGTTGGCCAAATGTCATCATAATGTAATCCAATACCTTCAGTGAAAGAACACCCAAAAACTACCATGTATTCATCACTAAGATCCGAAAATTCTTTTGCACGGTAACCCCAAGAGTTATACTTATACTCTAACTCTTTTTCATAATAATACCACTCCTTTCCAAGTTTTTTTCTATTTTCATAGAATTTTTCCTCACTGTCCGTTTGAGCAAATTTAGTAACCTGATTAGATTTAGAAGGTATAAATATTATGGGGACTTCTTTACTAAACTCCATTGAAAATTTTATTTAATCTCAAATCTTTATAAGACATGTGGCTGTGGGAGTCATCATTTACTTCGGATATATTATCCATAAGAATTATTCCTCTTGCGGCATCTTCGGGAGTCATGTACATATGCCATCCTAACATTTCTATATCATCTTCCATATAGTTTTTTTCTAAATTACGTCCGTCATAACACGCTCTTTTGAACCATGTGTAAGCATCATAATCATCACATAAAATCATCCCTCCCCTTCCAATAGGCAATCGTTTTTTGATTTGGAATGATAACGCCGCAAATCCTCCTTCATACATTCCTTTTGTCCACCTACCAGCAAAATCCCATACATCTAATGGTTCTAATTTATAGGTTCCTGACCACTTTTTATCAACAAACTCAAACTCATATCCAGCATGTAATATTTGCATCGGCACAGATGCATATGTAAAATATGGTATTTTAACTTTTTGTGGATTGTTAATATACTTTAGTATTAAGAAAATCGCATTACTACAACAATCAACCGCAACTGCAAACTTAGACCCGCAAAAATCAGAGACTTTTTTTTCAAAAATATCAACAACTTCCGTCGGGTTACCAAAAGAATAACCTCTATCCTTGAGTTGATTCAATTCAGGTCTCTGTAATTCGGAAGGTAGTTGACCTAACGGCCATTGTTTATACATCTTTGAATGCTTTGGTATATTTTTTCTTGATTATGTTCCAATCTTCAGTGACGAATGCACTTTCTTTTCTTACGTAATTTTCAGCAAAATTGGACCAAGTGGATGTTGGAACTTTTATCAAAAACTTACAAAAAGATAAACTGAATAAATCCACTAAATTTGGTACAACATTTCCATATTCGAGTTCACTTTTTTGAATACCTGATGTAACAATATAATCGTAAACAATATTCAATATGTTTTTCTTATCAATTAAATTATCTCCATATTTTTCATAAAAATACCCCATGATTTCATCGGGTAAATCAGAACTGATATAGAATTTTTGATTTGGGTTTAATTTCAAAATGTTGTCCATTATATTGAAATATAATTCGTCTTGATGGAATGAATAGAAATTATCTGTTTGGTATCGAGGAATTCTTTTAATCAATTCAAAATTACCTCTTATCTCTTCAGGTAAACTATTCAAGTCATCGTGATTAAATGGAATACCATTACCTCTTCTTATATGAATACCTACAGCGTTCCTTACTTCATATTTTATTGATTCCTCAACACTTTTATATCTTAATTTAATTTCCTTAAGTGGCCTATCAATCATTTCTACAGTCTCAATTGGATAAAGGTCTTTTAATGCTTTGTACCCAAAATTACTGTAATAATGTCCTCCATTTTTAAGTTTACACCCATCATACCCAAACATTTGCCAAATCATTTCGAAAGAAATTGGATTCGCAGTGTTTATTTCTTGGTTCACAGTGTCGTATACCGCAATAAACTTTAATTTCTCGACATCATAAGTGTCTCCTTCAATATTTCTGAAAAATTTAGTTTTGGGTAAATCAATCAACTTAAATTCAGGCCAATACTTTTCCTCCAATATGATATGATAATCAAAATTGTTGTTCTTATTTATTTCATATGCGACTTCCCAATGAAATATTCTATTACAAAGTCCTGTATCTTCGGTATCCTTGTCCCATCCTCCAAAGGGCTCTACCCATCTTAATGTATTTTTATAGTCTGGCATATTACAATTTTATTTAATGAATATCTTAATATATTTTTCAATAATTTTATCAATACTATTAGTAGCGTCTAATGCTGGTTGATGTCTATAATCTTCCGCAAACTCACTCCAAGTCGATTTATTTGATTTGATTAAAAAACTACAATAACTTAAAGAAAACAAATCCACAATATTTTCAACTACATTACCATATGTTTTTAACTTATATACATCATGATGATTGTCAACTAAAAATTCATTTATTTGTTTAATGATTTCAGTGTTATTTATCAAGTTATTTGGATATCGATTATAATATTGTGACAATAAATTTTTTGGTAAATCACTGCTTATGTATATCTTTTGAGAAGGGTCTATCTCTAATATTCCATCAATTATTTTGAAATATACATCATCCCTAATAAACTTATAAGCGTTATGGTGTGAATTTGTTTTTTTAATAAATTGACTATAATCTTCCCTATTTTCATCAGGTAATGAATTTATGTCATCTTCGGTCACATAAACTCCATTATGCCTTCGTATATGAATTCCAACACACCCTTTTGTAAAATTTTCTAAAAGATTCTGAATAAAATTATATTTTATTTTTATGTTTTGAAGCGGTCTTTCAACTAAATGGATTATAGGATATTGAATCGCAAGATCTGGATTGTATCTAAAGTTTATCAACCTTTTAATATCGTAATAACCAAAATCTGAATGAGCCTCTTTAGGAAACCTGTAATCTTCATTAAAAAATGCATTTTCAATACAATCCCTTGTTATTGGTGTTGTCATTGATACCGACATATTTTTTATATCATAAACCGTTAGAAACTTGAGACGATTAAACTCCATTGGATAGTATAATCCATATGCAAACTTTTCCATTTTTACTGGATGGGTATGTGGTAAATCTAAAATTTCAAGTTCCGGCCAAAACATATCTTGGAGTAAAATATCATATCCAAAATTATTTTTTTCATTAATGAACTCCGCAACTTCCCAATGAAATATTCTATTACAAAGACCGGTATCTGTACCGTATTCAAGTTTTACATAGTCAAAGAAATTACTATGATGGCCCCATCCTCCGAATGGTTCCAACCATCTTAACGTACCATCATAATACATTCTTATTTGTTATAATTATCCTTATCTGAAATGTATTCACCTGGTTCATAATGTGTGATTCGTCCATCTGTAACTCTCACATCAGGTATGGTTTCATCAATTTCAATCGAATTATACCAATCCTCTAATTCAGGAAAAGTTTCAACAAAACTTTTATTTCTTCTTTTATCATATTGTGTATAAAAACTTTTGAAATCGTGAAATTGCATTTGCATGTCAGTTTCAGTTGTATTGTGTCCACGGTTAACTACCTCGATGTAATCAACTAATCTTTGAATTTGAGCACCTTCATACATGTTAATCAATGGGTTCTTTTTATTTTTTCTCCACCACATTGATAATTTACCGTGTAAATCATGTTTAACATCATCAGGTAACGTCAAAGGTGACATAAATGCCGGCCATCTAAGAATGTTGAAGTCCACAATAGGTTTGTTCCATCCATACTTAGCCTTTAGTGTTAACATATCATCCAAGAATTCAGTGATACTAAACAGACATAAACTATTAATTGTCATCATAATCACAACTTGTCTCACGTTACCTTTCTCAATGACTTGAACCAAATTGTTTCTCCACACTTCGTAGTTCAAACCATCTCTGATGTATTCTGCGTGTGCTCCATATGATTCATTACTAGTATAAATGTCAAATTCTTTAACATCAATTTCATTTGTTACGTTTATCAACTTATCAATAAATTCTTGACTGACACCTAAATTAGAATTAATAGCAACTCTTAGGTTTGGTGATGGATATTTTTTTACTTCTTCCATAAACTGCCAGAAATTATGACTCATGGTAGGTTCTCCTCCAGTAACTCTAATCTCTTGTAATGTTTTTGTTAGTTCTGGCCACCACTCTAAGAATGCCGACACATATGGATTATTTTCATTGTGTTTACCATAGATTTCAGACCAAGATCCATCAGCATAATATGCCCCTGCACTTGTGGTCTTGAACTTTTGATAAGCTCCATTCTTTTTGATGTCTTTACCCCAAGTTGTTGAATAACCTGAATTACAGTATGAACACGCAAAGTTACAGGTACGATCGAAACTAACTTCAATAGTTTTTGGGGTAATGTCTGCATCCCAAGGAAAGTCTTTCAATGCCGCAATTTCTTCTTCAGTGTAAATTTGACTTTTATATACACGGTCAGAAATATTATTTCGACCAATATCTTCAATCTTCCAACAATATGAACATTCTGCAGGTTTAGTACCTTCCAACATCATTTTTCTAATTTCTTTTTTGAAATCAGTATTATGTAATGCGGATGGATTTGTTTTGATTTTTTCTAAATCAATAGGATGGGGTAATGGAAGATGACATGAATTTGTAAACCCATGACCTAAATGTAAACTGACGTTATACCATTTTGCGGCACAAAAGCTACAACTTACGGAATTTAGGTTTTTATCTCTCCAATTTGCTAATTGCTCTGACATTCTTGTTTTATTTGATTAATTCTAAAAAATTCTTATTACTGGATTCATCGTAAATTATACCCAAATTATTTGATATATTAAAGTCATAGTAACATAACAAATTTGTATAGGTATTATAAGATGGAAACTTGAAAGTCTCTGTATTAACATATTCCTTAACACTATGAATATCCGAAATGTTTTCCAAAATAAAAAACAACCTGATATCCATTTCTCCGTGCCATTTGTTTTCTGGAGAATTATCAGATGAGTTACTTGAACATCCTAAATATAATGCAGTGTCTCGGTACTTTTCGCATAAATTTCCTTCGAAACCTTGGGAACCAACTTCTTCTAAATTTTTGTAAATTATGAATTTGTTTTTATTTCGTATAATAGTCACTGATATACCCTTTTCTAACTCATCTCTCAGAAGAGGTATAGTTATACTTTGATTATTTTGGCCTTTAATCCTATAAATAAAAAACAAATGATTGTTAATCTTATTATAAACTAAACCAATATTTTTACTCGGTTTCCCGAATAACATAAAGTGTTCGTCTAAAACAAAATCTTCTTCGATTCTGAAATCAATATGGATTGTAAATTCATCATTGTAAAAAAACTCATCAAAAGTATCGTTAAGTTTTTTATTGTATTGTGTAACATATTGGTCATCTGGGTGTTCTTCGATTTCCCATTTGAATTTCATCCAATACGGTTGTTTATAATTTATTTTCATTACTAATTTCTTCGAAAAATGATTTTAGTTCAGGGTAATATTCTTCAACTTTCAAACCTCTACGTGATTCGTATTGTTTAACAAAGTTATAAAGATCGAGTTTATGTTGATACAAATCATTATCATGTAATTTCTTGTCTGAAATGAATATGTCTCTTAGTCTCGACACTTTTTCTATTTCTTGAGTTGAAAATCCAACATCCTCAACGTTCTGCATTTGATGGAAATTCAAACTTCGATATGTTGAATTGAACTTCATGTACTTTATCCATCTATCAAAATAATCTTGCGTTATATAATCTTTCAAGATTCTAAAACTCATAAACGATGGTTGTCTTAAATAAGATGTATCTAATATAATTGCAGAACTCCAATATCTCAGAGGATTAAAGTGTTTAACTTTGAACTCATGAACTTTTCTAATTAATGATTCGTATGAAAAAACACTAAAAATATTAAAAGTAGACATGATTACTACCGTAACTTTGGGTAATGCAGTTAATACTTTATCTATATTGTTAAATAATTTTTCAAAATTCATCCCATATCTTGTATACTCAGATTGAATTCCATACCCATCACAAGATGTGAAAATAACAATTTCTTTTACTAAATCATTCTCGATAATTTTATTCAATTTATCTATTAATTTATCTATCAAATTATCGGGAACTCCAAGATTACTATTTATGGAAAGTTTAAGATTTTGGTTTGGTTGTTCTGTTTCCAAAATGAAATCCAATACTTTCCAAGTATCTTTAGATAATAGTGGTTCTCCACCAGTAATTCTAAATGTATCCATACTTTTATAAAGTTCGGGAAACCATTCCCAAAAACTATTAACGTATGGGTTATCCTCAGAATGTTTGTATGGCTTAGTATTACGTTCTTCCATACGTCTTGTACCATTGTATTCAAATGAAAGTTGGTAAGGGCCGTGGTCATTAATTTCTTCCATCCATTTTGAAGAATATTCAGGTCCACAATACGCACATTTGAAATTACAGGTGTTAGAAAAACTAACTTCTACGTATTTTGGATTGTAATTATCCCTCCAATCTGACTTAGAAACTTCTTCGAAAAAAGGTTCTGACCAAGGTTCGGAAGATTTGAAAACTCTATCTGAAAATGAGTTTGAATTATCTTCAACATTCCAACAATAGGAACATTCTGAAGGTCTCTCATTTTCCAACATTTGTTTACGAGCAAGTTTTTTAACTTTACTATTGTGTAAAGCAGTAGGATTACGAGACAACTCTTCTAAAGTTACCTTATGAGGTTCAGGATGGTGACAAGAGTGAGTTGTTCCATTATGTAAGTGCATTGTGACTTGTGTCCATTTCGCAAGACAAAATCCACAACCTACGGAGTCCAACTTTTTCTTGTTTGCTTCGAATTGATTAGTTGATATTTTATCTTTTTCTTTATCTTTTGAAAGTTTCAAATTAAACAAATAGAACTTATCCTTGAATTCATCTTTTATGGTACATTCTTCCCCCAAATTGTCTCTCAAGTCAAAAGCACACAATAAATTATTTGTAATCAACTCTTGGTCAATACTCATTCTTGTTACAAATTTTTTAATCTGTTGCATAGTTAATACAGTATCGAATATGGAAAAATGATAAACATCCATTTCAGTCATACTTCTATGCATCATAACATCTGAGTCCATGTTATGGCAACCAATAAAAAAGTTTTTATCTGCGTAATCATTAATCAAGTCATACTTTGTATCAATAGTATCAACTAGTTTGTAATTGAAATACAAATTAAATTGGTTGTTGGCATACGTTAGGGTTATGTTTGCTTCATTGTCATACATACCGTCCTTTACAGTATTGTAGGTATAACAGTTGTGAATTGAATTACCGTCCTCACCTTTGGTCCAAAATTCAAAAACGAATAAATCTACTTCGTAGTCATAACTTACACCAAAATTTTTTCCAGGGACACCGAAAAATCCAATTTTTTCATCTCGAGCAAAATATCTACCAACCCTGAAAGATAAACTTATTGTATATTCTTTTTTTAGAATTAAATTAGTTTGTTCCTCACCAGAATTAACCTTTAGGTACCAAGGTTTTTCATATTCTATTTTCATTACTTCATTATTACATTTATAAACCTTGTATTCGGATATAATGATTCGTCAATATTAACCAACTCAGTCACATCTAATATTTTATTATAACCTTCTTCTTTATAATTAATTTTATTCTGTTGCATTTCAGTTACAAATCTTTTTTCATTTCTTGCGGTGGTATCACCTTTTGCCCATTTTCCATTTACAAATCCTTCATCTTCATGATAGATACAATCAAAAGAACCCTCTCTTCTATATGGTAAAATTAAATCTTTTACTTCAATATCTTCATTTACAAAGATAGTATTATTATTATAAAATTCATAATTATTGACAATGTCTTTATCTGAAGCATCAAAATTATAGTGAAGTACTAAACCACTTTTATCTTCGAAAATAGTGTTTATGTCATCAACAAATTTATCATAAACCTTAACTTCAGCAATTTTACCCTTCAAAAAAACACCAGTATGAGAACACACTCCCATAAGGATAGGTTTGATTGAATCATGAGCCTTCAACTTTTTTTCGATGTGTAATGGTATATGTTCTTTAACTCCATTCATATTGTAGTTCAATTCATCATTGACATATAGATAATAATTCCCGTTTTCAGAGTCATATGTTACTGTGACCCACGTCCATTCATTCTCAAATCTTTTTGCATAATTGTAATGATGATTACTGTCCCTATCATATACTATTGAAGAAATAGCTCTTGAATTATTGAAGGAAAGTCCCCAATTGTAACTTCCATCTTTTCTTATTAATGGATACTCAATGAATTTTCGTTCTTCGTCTCCAACCAACCAAATTGGGACTTTATCAGGTTGTTGGTCAGCACTGAATAATATTGATATAGTATGGTCTTGATGTAAACAAGAACTTATTTCTCTATTAACGTTGAATGCCAAATATGAATCATTTCCATTAAATTGTGCAACCTTCCTATTTTGATGTTTTTCGAAAACTTTGTAAGTTGTCAATCCTTCAAAATACGCCCTCCAAAATAAATCGTCATCTTCTTGGCCCCAATCCCAATAGTCATTTGAATACCCATTTGTTTTCAAAACTTGGTCTTTGGTGAAAAGAATTATCCCACCAAAATATTGTTCATAACCTAACTTATATCCATATTTGGATAGTTTGGTTGCAATATGGACAGGGAACTCATCGGGGTAAGAATAGTCACAAGTGTCATCATGAGGAACCATGTCAACATCATGCCAAGCAATGTAATCACAACCGTCTTCGAAGGCATGATATGCTGCAATATTTTTCATTGCACCTCTATTAAACAACTTATCATCCACTTGATGTCCTACATAAAATTTATGAGGGATTCCCTTGTTCTTTAAGTGTTCAGTTAGACGAGGTATTAATTCCTCTATATGTTCTTTTCTATTTCTGTATGGTATACAGATTCCTAATTTTGGTTTCATATTCCTACTGTTACGTGTATAACATTATCAACGGTTTCTTTACCATATTCTTTGAATTTACATGTAGAAAGCCCGTCACTTTCAAATTTAGCTCCGTTAGTTAAAACTTCGTTATGATATCTTAATTGATTAAATCTAGTTGTTTGATTTTTCCACCCTCCGTCTTCATATCCATTTTCTTCGTGTGGTAGTAATTTGAAAGTGGATTCTCTACGATAAGGCACTTTTATTTCTTTATGTTCATCGAAGGTATATCCAACAATTTCACAATTGTAAATCCATCCATTATTCCCCTTTTCACTTAAATCTATTAATTGATACCCCTTAATAAATTTAGCATCATAATATAACACTAATTTATAATCTGATTTGTAATCACCAAAATTCTGGGTTAATCCAAAAAATTGGTTTTTGGAAATCTCCTCAATTTCACCTTCTCCTAAGATATCGTTATAAACTGCAAAAGAACTAATTGACCCTTTGAAATAGTTATTATCCTTTTCTCTGTGCGGATTTCCGCACCCTAAATAAAAATGTGGCTCTTGTGAGTAATCATAAAAAGTACCCACTCTCTTGGTATCAACCAATTTTCCATTTTGATATAATGAAAAAAACTTTTCTTCTCTATCTATAGTAACGGTAATGTTTGTCTTGAAATTTGGCAAGATATCACTGTGAATAAACACAACTTTTTTATTTTCTGTAAACATTTGAAATGTATACCTTCTATATGAGTTATATGTTATTGTACAGTCATATCCCGGTATTGAAAATACCGACATAATATCTTCACCTTTGTCCTTATCCAACTCTAAATCATCAGGGTTGAATGAAACGAATATCGTGATTTTTCCATTTGGATTGTAACTTGTCTGATTGATGAAATCGAATATATTAGCGGACTTAACATAGGCATTTTTACCATTGAACTTCAATGCTGCAGTGTTACCTCCATCTAATTTTAATAGTTTAGTGTTTAATGGAATATCAAAATATTCACACCTATGTAATAAATCATCATCTTCGTACCCCCACCCCCAATAGTTATTTGAATACCCATTTACCTTTTCAAATAAGTGTATTGGAAATAGTGTAACTCCTCCGAAATATTGGTCAAACACAATTCTATTGAAATCTTCTGTACCTATCAGATTGGTTGCCAAATGAAGTGGAACATCACTGTAGGAATAATCTACTTCTTCAGGTAACATGTCCAAGTCATGAAAAACGACATAGTCACATCCAAGTTTCTTCGCATAAATCGTACCGATATTTAATAATTTACCACGATTGAAACTTTTTTCATCATCTTGTTCCACAATAATTAGATAATAATTAATACCAGAATCGGAAAGATGTTTTGTAATATGGCTTTTGAATTCAACCAAATCAAAATATCTATCCCGATAGGGCACAATTATTCCTAACTTGTGATTATTCATCTATGGTAGGATCTTTAGGTTGAACTGTTTTATGCCATTCCGCTAAGTAAAATTGAATACGGTCGCTCCACTCTTGTTTTTCAATTTCTTCAACCCAAACAGTTAACGCGTCCAATGTGTTTGCTATTTTCTCTAAGGCTTTGACTTTTCGTTGCTCAAGCAACATTTTTTCTTTTTCTTTATCTAATTCTGTCATATCAAAACTATTTTTTTAATTAAATTATTCCATTTCCTATATCTTTTGAATTCATCAATCCCTGAGGATTCTTCAATCATAAATTCTTCATTATTCAAATCTATCAAAAAATTTGATTTTTCCAACTCTTGATACATTTTCATGTACTCTTCTGAATATGAATATTCTTTATTAGTGTCAGCAACTCTTTTAATTCTTTCAATTGAAGTAATATCCCATTTGAAGTGGTGGACTTGTACTGAATGAGTATCAATCGGTGCTATCAAAGGATTCCCCCAACCTTGCCATTTCCAAGTGGTATATCCATCCACTTTCGCATAGTGTTGACCATTGGTTAATGTAACCCATCCTCTCGTAATACAAACTTTATTTGGACAAGCTTGACTCATTGGATACCTAAAAAATCCCATGACAGGAAATTGTTTCCAAATACGTTCATCTTCTTTAATCTCAGGAAATGTACCTCCACTACCTATTCTATCTATGAATCCTCCTCTAACAATATCCCATCCATTTACTTCACAATCCAAAATTAACTTTTGAATGTTGTCATGAGGATATAAGTGAAACTCATCTATGTCTGCAACAACCCACCAACCATTTTTGTCTTTCGATTTTACTTCATTGTATAAGTTAGTTACCATCTCCCAATCAAAATTGTGATGACGAACTTCTTTAACAACATGGACATTATTGTATCCTGAAATAATACTTTTTACCTCTTCACTAATGTTCGGATGTAAATCTGAGTTATAACACGCGATATGAATCTCGCTTACATATTTTTGGTAATGTTTTATAAAGTGGGGTAATAAATTAACCCCGTGACCAATAACTGTTACTAATTTTATCATTTTTTCCAAAAACTATAAATCCCTTTATTCAATTCATAATCACTCCACACAAATCTTTCTCGTTTCGGTTGTTTTTTAGCCCATTCCCACATCTGACTTAACCCATCATATAATGAAGTTTTATCAGAAAATCCCAAAAGGTCGATAGATTTTTGATATGTTGGATGAGCGTTTTTTACCTCATGTCTTTTTTCTTTATAGACCACTTCACCATCTTGGATAACTTCTCTTAAAACTTTGTTAGCGTCATTAATTGTATAATATTTTGTACCTCCTAAATTGATAATCTCTTTGGAACAATTCTCTTGTTGGGATGATTTCCACAAGCCCTCCAAACAATCATCAATGTAACTGAACGCCCTTTTTTGTTCGCCATCTCCAAATATAGTCATCGGTTCACCATTCAGATGTTGATACATCCATATACCTAATACGTTTCTGTATTTATCCCAAATGTTTTGTTTGATACCATAAAAATTGTGAGGTCGAATGATACACCAATCTAAACCATGTTGTTCACCGGCAACCTTAATATCCATTTCACAGGCATATTTTGCAATACCATATGGATCTATAGGATTTTGTTGGTCGTCTTCGTGGAAAGGTGGAGTCCCATGGCCATATACCGCCATAGTAGATGAAAAAATGAGTCGTTTTACATTATGTTTAATACACTCATTTACTATGTTTGCAGTTGAAATGAGGTTATTTTCATAATTATATTTCCTAATAAATGGAGATAGTCCTTCAGCAGCATAAGCCGCAAAATGGTATACATAATCAGGTTTGGTTTCTTCAAAAATATCTGATAGTTTATCAGATTTACAATCAACATTAAAAAATTTAACGTCAGGGTTAACATTTTCAATGTATCCCCCACTTAAATTATCAACACCTATTAGTTCAACATTAGGTTTGTTTTCAACAATCCAATCAGCGAGTCTTGAACCTAAAAGTCCTGCAACTCCTGTTATTAATATTTTCATATATTATTATTTCCTATTTATTATGGTAATACCACTTGATGATGGTTTATCCATTAATATACGGAAATTATGTAACTTTATCAAGTTCCACTCGGGACTTTGTTCCAACTCTTTAACTAACCTTGAAGGTCCGTCAAACGGATGATAATCTTTTTTTGCCTCTTCAGAAACAATCAGAGTTTTCTCATAATTCTCATCTGTATCATGTAAAACTATAACACCTTTTTCACTCAAAAGTTTCGAGTACAAATCGAAATCTTTCTTAACCCCTTCATACGAGTGGTCTCCATCAATAAATAAAAAATCAATTTTAATATCTTGTCGAACAAAAAAATTATAATATGCATCTTCAGAAGTTGATTTAATTAATCTAGGATGAAAATTTTTTCTAAAAAAAGAATCTTCATCATCAACATCGGTTGGGCCACCAACACCGTTACAAGCGTCAACCAAATAGGTAACGCCAATATTCCCCCAATTATAATCAGGGTTACCTTCAAATATTTTTTGATTGTGTAAATCAACTCTTGCTTGAGTCATTATTCTTGGTATGAATCCTCCACCCGAACCAATACAAACACACACTTTAGCCCTAATCTGTTGTATTAAAGAATATACTACCATCCCATCTCCCATGTGTAAATCAGTCGCACCGTGAGTCCACAGATATGGCACCAACTCCCCATCATTAGTAGTTATAAATTTTTCTATAAAGTCTCGATTGGTAATCATTTAGTTGATTAAGTTTTTTTCTTGTTTTTATACGTTTTTTTCTTTTCAACATTTTCAGGTAAATTTTTACCATATGCAAATGTTCCAATGTGATACACCTCATTACTTAGGTTCATATCAATTTTTACTTGATATCCTATTTTATTCAATTTTTTGAACAATGTGAAATCCTCTCCACCCCAATCTTTAGTTTTTGGTTGATATGTATACTCGAAATATGGTCTACTCAAGTGTTTGAAAATTGATGTTTTCATTAAAACACATCCCATACCAATCGCTTCAACCGAAACTAGTTCATCATCAGGTTGAATAGGTATCCAACTTTCCCAATCATTAGTATCTAAGAACGCTACTGATTTGAAAGGGAATGACCGTTTCATATAATTACAAGCAACAATATCTTGATTATGGGCTAACAATCTTAATAATGTAGTTGGAGGAAACATCATATCACTGTCCAACCAAAGTACCCATTCAGATTTTACGGCAATTGCCTGACTAATAAGGGTTTCTCTCTGATTAATTAGTATGGTTGATGCATCAAAAAAAAGGTGTACATCAATTCCCATCTGAGTGGTAGTTTTTACTAAATTTCCAAGTGAAAGTGAAAAATGAGAATACACAGTGTCTCTTGTTGGAACCAATATAGAAACCGATGTAGGTTTTCCTTCCCATATTGTATTTGTGTAAACACTCATTTCACACCAGAAATTTTAGAAGTATCCATTTCAGATTCGGTTACTGTCTCATTAATAGTTTTAATGAGTTCTTTTGTCCGTTTCATAACTAACTTAAAATCTACCACTGGTAAATTACTAATAATTGAAAAAGTTTCTTTGGAATATTTACCTTCTAAAAGTATTTCAACTGCGGCTCTTCTTGAAAATTTTTCAACAGTTGCCCATCTACTATAGTCAGAATCATTATTCAGTAACTTTTGTAAATTTTCATTGTTTTGTTTTTTCAAGATATTTTCCATAATACTAATTTCTTCAATTGAATCATTAGTTTTTGGTGTGTGTTTTAATTGATTATATCTATCAATAAAGTTTATCAATTTTTCCTTATCATATTCAATCCCTGACCACACAATATGTTTTAATTCATACTCAGATAAAAAATTTTTGTAATCAAACTTCATAATTATATTTTTATAAAAATATACAAAATATAATTACTTTTCTGAAGATTAGTGGAGTTAATATAATAAAAATTTCAGATGATTAAGGGCATCCACTCTGACCTGATACTATTACTATTGAACCACTAACAGTTTGTTGTGGAAGAGATGTGCCAGCAGCATTGTCCCAAGTCCAGTAACCTGAAGTTACTGGGTCGAAATATCTTTGATTAGTTAATATTGGAGTAATAGTAGTATCATATAAAGGTTGTCCACCAGTACAACCATTTAGAGTATAATATAGAGTACCACTACAAGTATAATCTTCAGGAACAGTTAAACCACCCATGTCAGCAGATAAACTTGTTTGAGCTCCGGCCGGAATTGCAGAAACCCCAAGAGCTTGAGGGGGTTGTCTAAGGGCTCCGAGTGTACCATTCAATGAAATATTCACAGTTGGGAGTGGGAAACCAAATGCGTCATAAACGCACGACATTGCAATTTCAGTTCCTGTGGCCGGAGTTAATCCCATTTTTTATAACTATTTTTAATAGTAGTCCTTATCTGAAAATTATAACTCAGATAAGGACTTAATTGTATTATTTTTTTATTATATTTTTTAGTTCATCGATTTGAACTTGTTGTTCTTTAACACATTCTATTAAAAGTGCTACAATTCTATCATATTTAACCGCTAAATAACCGTTTTCTCTTCTTTTAACAATTTCAGGTAGTACTTTTTCAACTTCTTGTGCAATTACCCCAATATCGTGACCTTCATTTTCGTGTATTCCTTCCATAGGAATCCAATCATATTCATATCCACCAATTTGAGATATTTTTGTAATTGGATTAACAATTGGTGTAACATTTTCTTTTAATCTACTATCGGAACTGTAAAATGCAATAACATCGTTTGTCGCTCTAATTAAACCAGTAGTAGTTGGTGTTGCAGTTCCTACACCAAGTGCTCCGTTGATATATGCCGTTGTACCGTCAAATGTAAAGTTAACCTCTCCATTAATAGTCCCAGCAGTTCCTGTTGCGGTTAGAACATAATTGTTTGTATTATTGTTAATTGTTCCTAAACCTGAACTACCACTTGATCCTGATGTTCCACTAGATCCTGAGGTACCATTTGTCCCTGATGAACCACTAGATCCTGAAGTACCTGATGAACCACTTGACCCTGAAGTACCTGATGATCCACTAGATCCAGATGTACCACTAGATCCTGAGGTACCATTTGTCCCTGATGAACCACTAGATCCTGAAGTACCTGAAGAACCACTAGAACCTGAGGTACCTGATGAACCACTAGATCCTGATGTTCCACTAGACCCTGAAGTTCCGTTTGTTCCTGAAGTTCCATTTGTACCTGATGAACCAGACGTTCCTGATGAACCAGACGTTCCACTAGACCCAGATGTTCCTGATGAACCACTAGATCCTGATGTTCCACTAGACCCTGAAGTACCTGAAGTTCCGTCTGTTCCTGATGAACCACTTGTTCCAGATGAACCAGATGTTCCTGATGAACCAGACGTTCCACTAGACCCAGATGTTCCTGATGAACCACTAGAACCTGATGTTCCACTAGACCCTGAAGTACCTGAAGTTCCATCTGTTCCAGATGAACCACTTGTTCCAGATGAACCGCTTGACCCTGAAGTACCTGAAGAACCACTAGAACCTGAGGTACCTGATGAACCACTAGACCCAGAAGTACCACTAGATCCTGATGTACCATCTGTACCTGAGGAACCACTAGAACCAGATGTTCCACTAGAACCAGATGTTCCACTAGAACCAGATGTTCCACTAGAACCAGATGTTCCACTAGAACCAGATGTTCCACTAGATCCGGAAGTTCCAGAAGTTCCATCTGTTCCTGAAGAACCTGACGTTCCTGATGAACCTGACGTTCCTGATGAACCTGACGTTCCACTAGATCCTGAAGTTCCTGAAGTTCCACTTGTACCTGATGTTCCTGAAGTTCCACTTGTACCACTTGTACCTGAAGTTCCACTTGTACCACTAGTCCCTGAAGTACCACTAGTCCCTGAAGTACCACTTGTTCCGGAAGTTCCACTTGTACCACTTGTACCATCTGTACCACTTGTACCATCTGTACCACTTGTGCCATCTGTACCACTTGTTCCTGATGTACCACTTGTTCCTGATGTACCACTTGTTCCTGAAGTTCCACTTGTTCCTGAAGTTCCGCTTGTTCCACTAGTTCCAGATGTTCCACTAGTTCCAGATGTTCCATCAGTTCCACTTGTTCCTGAAGTTCCAGATGTTCCACTAGTTCCAGATGTTCCACTAGTTCCTGAGGTTCCACTAGTTCCTGAGGTTCCTGAGGTACCTGATGTTCCACTAGTTCCTGATGTTCCATCAGTTCCTGAAGTTCCACTTGTTCCTGATGTACCACTAGTCCCTGAGGTTCCTGATGTACCAGAAGTACCACTTGTCCCTGACGTACCGTCAGTTCCTGATGAACCTGAAGATCCAGACGTACCATTTACAATACCCAACGTGGTCTGTGCGTAGGAGTAATGTATTGAACCTTCAGTTGCTAAGGTAACTGTTCCTGTGACACTTCCTGTGTTTGTTGCTCGTACCTTAACAAGTATTTGGTCTGAAACTGTAATCGTATATCCAGTTTGGAATGCATCGGAAATTTCCATTATAAACGTCGGTGAATCCGATAGTATTGGTGTCGGGTCTGATGCGAATAAAAACGTTTCGGTACCTCCACTTGTTCTTTTATACACCTCACAGAATATGTCAAAAGATGTACTAACACTTGATTTATAACTATGTAAGAAGAATTGCCATATTCCAGCAGGAATTGCAGTAACACCCGGAAAACCTGTATCTGTTAAAAATGACTGTATTGTATCTGTTCCACCAGATGCAATTGATGGCGACGTTATAGTTTGTTCACCTGTATCCGTTGGAATAATCGAAAACTCTTTATATGGCCCTGACGTAATTGACTCATTGAAATAGTATATTGCTCCTCCCGAGACTCCATTTACTCCTGATGTTCCACTCGTACCTGATGTACCAGACGTTCCACTAGTCCCTGAAGTACCACTTGTTCCATCAGTTCCACTAGTCCCTGAAGTACCACTAGTTCCGGAAGTTCCGCTAGTACCCGATGTACCACTAGTCCCACTAGTTCCTGATGTTCCACTAGTCCCTGAAGTACCGCTTGTTCCATCAGTTCCTGAGGTTCCACTTGTTCCTGATGTACCACTAGTTCCTGAGGTTCCTGAGGTACCTGATGTTCCACTAGTTCCTGATGTTCCACTAGTCCCTGAAGTACCGCTTGTTCCATCAGTTCCTGATGTTCCACTAGTTCCTGATGTTCCACTAGTTCCTGATGTTCCACTAGTTCCTGATGTTCCACTAGTTCCTGATGTTCCACTAGTCCCTGAAGTGCCACTTGTTCCATCAGTACCACTAGTTCCTGATGTACCACTAGTTCCTGATGTTCCACTAGTTCCCGATGTACCGCTAGTACCACTAGTCCCAGATGTTCCATCAGTACCACTAGTTCCTGATGTACCACTAGTTCCTGATGTTCCACTAGTTCCCGATGTTCCACTAGTTCCAGATGTTCCACTAGTTCCAGATGTACCGCTTGTTCCATCAGTTCCACTTGTTCCTGATGTTCCGCTAGTACCTGAAGTTCCTGATGTACCATCAGTTCCACTAGTTCCTGATGTTCCGCTAGTACCTGAAGTACCACTAGTACCCGATGTTCCACTAGTACCTGAAGTACCACTTGTTCCTGAAGTGCCACTAGTTCCTGAAGTACCATCTGTCCCACTTGTTCCTGAAGTTCCACTTGTACCTGATGTTCCTGAAGTTCCACTCGTACCTGATGTTCCAGACGTACCACTTGTGCCACTTGTTCCTGAAGTACCACTTGTACCACTTGTTCCTGAAGTTCCACTTGTTCCTGATGTTCCACTTGTTCCTGAAGTTCCACTTGTACCACTTGTACCATCTGTACCACTTGTACCATCTGTACCACTTGTACCATCTGTACCACTTGTACCATCTGTACCACTTGTTCCTGAAGTCCCACTTGTTCCTGAAGTCCCACTTGTTCCTGAAGTCCCACTTGTTCCAGATGTACCACTTGTTCCAGATGTACCATCTGTACCACTAGTCCCTGAAGTACCACTTGTTCCTGATGTACCACTTGTTCCTGATGTACCACTTGTTCCTGAAGTTCCACTTGTTCCTGAAGTTCCGCTTGTTCCAGATGTACCATCTGTACCACTAGTTCCTGAAGTACCACTAGTCCCTGAAGTACCACTAGTCCCTGAAGTACCACTTGTTCCTGAAGTTCCACTTGTTCCTGAAGTTCCACTTGTTCCTGAAGTTCCACTTGTTCCAGATGTACCATCAGTTCCACTTGTCCCAGATGTACCCGAAGTACCACTTGTACCTGATGTTCCACTTGTACCTGACGTACCACTTGTCCCTGATGTACCACTCGTACCTGATGTTCCGCTTGTCCCATCCGTACCTGATGTGCCACTAGTACCTGATGTGCCACTAGTTCCTGATGTGCCACTTGTTCCAGAAGTACCTGATGTACCACTAGTGCCTGATGTTCCACTAGTGCCTGATGTACCATCAGTTCCTGAAGTACCATTTGTTCCTGAGGTTCCATTCGTACCCGATGTTCCATCTGTACCACTAGACCCTGAAGTACCACTAGATCCTGAGGTACCACTTGTTCCAGATGTTCCTGAAGTACCGCTAGTCCCTGATGTACCACTAGTACCATTTGTTCCTGAGGTTCCATCCGTACCCGATGTTCCATCTGTGCCACTAGACCCTGAAGTACCACTAGATCCTGAAGTTCCGCTAGTACCTGAAGTTCCTGATGTCCCACTTGTTCCCGATGTTCCATCAGTTCCAGATGTTCCGTTAGTACCTGAGGTACCATTTGTTCCTGAAGTACCATTTGTTCCACTAGACCCTGAAGTACCACTAGATCCTGAAGTTCCGCTAGTACCTGAAGTTCCTGATGTCCCACTTGTTCCTGATGTTCCATCAGTTCCAGAAGTACCATTTGTACCAGCAGACCCTGAAGTACCAGATTGGCCTATAATGTTAAAAATAAATTGTGTATTCGCAGGAATTGAACCCGCACCACCAGCAGCAACTTGAAATACTTCGTAATCTTCATAATTAGGATAAGTTGGTGAAACTGCCGTAATTCTTAATAATTTGAAAAATGATGGATTGTCTACTCTAACTAATTTGATTGTAGTACCAACAGTTAATGTATTTAATAAACTCGAAAAATCTTGCGCAGGACTAAACGCAGTATCACTTATTGTAATTCCTGTTGTAGTCAATGAAAAATCGTCACCAGTATTTAGTGCAAAGTATCCTGTACCAGGATTTGACATAACAGTAGACCCTGTAAACCTCCAAACGGCAATATTACCTTCTAATCCGGATGTTCCTGATGACCCACTTGAACCTGATGACCCACTTGACCCCGAAGACCCACTTGAACCTGACGTACCACTTGTACCCCCTGAAATGCTTGCAGTTAAGGATGAAAAAGCTATTTGACCTGAGGTTCCTGAGGTTCCTCCCGTAAAATTTGTAACAATATATAGTCTATCATTCGAGGTCGCGGCGGAGACTATAGGTAAATCAGTTATTCTAGTGTTTGACATAACTTATAAATATTTTTCTATATTATTTTTTTCTCTATATATCATTTTATTTTTTCGGTCTATAGAGGAACGCCTCCCGATGACTGTACAACCAAATTGTTACCACTTTGAGTCATTATGATAATTCCATTTTGAGTTATAATGAAATCTCCAAATACACAAGTCAATACCTTAAACACCTGACAATTGTTGGCATCGACCATTTTCAACAAAATTTCAGGTGCAGTTTGAAATATTGGTGGAATTACTGTGTTATATTCTATATTTGGAGGTACCGGACCAGAGTTTATTGTCCCCAAAAAAGTCTCATAGTTTCCGTAAACATCCGATATGAATACATTAATTGGGTATGTCCCTCCCGATATTTCCGTAACTACTACCTGATTACTCATGTTAAACAAATTATATTATAGTCTATAACTAGATCGATAACGATTTCTTCTCCTTCCAAAGAAGTATTATTTCTACTTGTTTCGATAGTTATTTGATTATTTAGTTGGTCTATTATAACATTACCCACACCAGGTATACCCAATAATAAAGTACGAATTGTATCATACCATTGATTATCAGTAGGTACTTGGACTAATGATGTTGATGTAAAGAAATTTTGAGTTGCAACTATCCCCGATGGATTTACCGAAACTTTTGCAGTAAATGTTGCACTTATTAAATCACAACTTGTATTTCCTGAGGTTAAATCAAAAAATCCTTCATTCAACATTTGTAATAATCCAAATTTAGTTGGAGATTGAATGTTAAATACTTCAGCTCCCATGACATAAGTTTGATAGGAGGTAGAATTCGTATTACAAGTTATGGTCGTATTTCTTGTTAATGAACATCCATTTGCATCCACCACAGTCAAAGAATAAGTACCTGCCGTCAAACCACTAACTTGAATTTGTTGTGGTTCGTTTGGTACATTATCAGACCAATTGAAACTAAATGGTGGTTCGCCTGAAGTAATGAATGCCGTGATTTTCCCACTTGACCCACTACCACAAGAAGTACTATATAATGAATAATTTAATGATTGGCTACTTGGTACTAATATGTTTGTAGTTTGAATACATCCATCCGCATCGGTTACGGTAATAACATGAGTACCTGACGATAAATTATTGAATGTTACCGCAGTTAAGTTTGTATCAATTACATTTTGGATTCCATCTACAGAGTAATCCAAAGGTAAAGTTGCACCTGTTGTTGTTAAAATTGTTACAGAACCGTTATTTTGATTACAACTAGTTCCTACAACCTGTGTTGAAATTGTAAATTTGTTTTGAGCAACTAAAGTTACCTCCTCTAAAAAAGAACATCCTGTATTGTCAGATACACCCACAGTGTAAGTACCCCCACTTAAATTTCCAAATATTTGAGTAGTTTGAGAATTACTAATATTCAGTTGATTCCCTGTCGGATAAATTAATGTATAAGTATATGGTGAAGTTCCTCCAACCAAATTAACAGTAATTGAACCGTTAGTACTAGAACAAGTTGAATTTTGTCCTTGAACACTAACACTTGTTATCCCACCCGGAGTTTCAAGTGTTGTACCTGCGAACATTTGACATAGTCCTGCGTCTGTAACTTGGAAGTTATATTGACCAGCAGATAATGATGAAATTGTAAACGTTCTTGAATAGGAAACTAAAACGTCTCCTGTAGAGGCTGAATAGTAAAAGGGTGCTGTTCCACCTGTGATGGTCATATTGATGACCCCATTTGATTGGAGACAAGTTGGTGCAGTCGATGTAAATATTCCAAGACCGACCGGACTTACGTTGGTTATTGTCGCCGATTTAGATAAAATACATCCGTAAGCATCGGTAACTTCAACAGAGTATGTACCCGAAGTTAATCCTGTAATCGTACTACCTGTCTGTGCATTACTCCATAGATAACTGTATGGTGCTTGTCCAGTTTGACCTGTTACAAAAATTTTACCTATTGGACTTCCACCACAACTTGAATTTGGCACAACATATAAACCAAAATCCAAAGGCTCCGATTCTTCAACTATAAATGTCTGAGTAAAAGCAGTGCATCCACCTAAATCTGTAACTCCCAAATAATAAGTTCCCGCACTCAATTGACCAAAAACCGCTTCATTTGTGTTTGTAGATGCTGAGGTAAGATAATTGTTATTTATATCATACAATGAAAAGTTTGTTGATGAATATAACGAAGTTGATGAACCTGTAACCGATCCATTATTAACTCCACAAGTTGTATTTTGTACTGCGACAATCGAACCACAAACTCCACTTGACACTGGAATGTTTAGTAGAAACTCATTGTTAGTTGGTAAACTACTATCATTTACCCTAACTTGATAAACATTACTTGCCAACCCAACTAAAGATGCTGGCTGAATTGTTATAGTTTGAGGGGCGTAAGATGGATTAAGGAACTGTACTGTGTATGGAGGTGTCCCCGCACTAACGAATAAATTGAAAGCTCCTGAATTATTATTGGAACAATCACCAGTTACCGTTATGTTATAATTTAATGCTGCCATTAGTTATTAGTACAGTTTATACTTATATTTATCCCTGAATTCAAGGAAAGTGTCTCATTAATATTTCTTTCGGTACAAGTTAGACTTGTAATTGTTAACAAATTACCATTTAAGAAAAATGTAAATCCATAATCATATAGTTGTGGAAGATATTGTATTAAAGCATTTCTCCACATTGTATTAGTTGGTACATCAGTCAAACCATATCCAACATAGAATAATTCTTTAATTATTAAATCCCCACCAATCCTTAAATCAACATACCAATTACTTTCAACTGAATTCTGAATACAGTCATTTAATGTTAACCCACTCTGTGCTAACATATTATTGACTCTATTTGATAAGATACTACTGAAATTACTAACATCAACATCTCCATTCAACCAAGGATATATGTTGAAGTCCGTATATTCAGTTGTACAGGTGTAATCAAAAATATTAGATATGATGAAACAAGGATCGACAGGTACAGGAATAAACTGACATCCTCTTTGTCTTCGATAAACAAACTTTTGTCTTTGGAATATTGAATTTTCCATTCTAACCCCCGTGTTCCATATTGTTGTTGCAGGAATCATTTGTTCCACCAACTTCATCCAATAAGGACCAATACCATTTACATAATCAATTAATTTTTGATAAGTATATTTGTTATTAGGTAACCCAACCGCACTTTCGGATTCAATGTACTTCCAAAAGATTGATTGTAATGTTGGATAACCTCCAGTTTTTCCATCAGTAATGTATTGACGGTTTCTAACATTAATCATGTTCTCCCAAAAAGTTTGAGAGAATTCAAAAAACGTTTTCTTTTTTGGCTGTGGATTTACGAATGTAGAATCAACACCACCAGGTACAGGATATCCAACGGTTAGTCCTGATTCAGGAATTGGATAGTCATATCTTCTTGATTGGTCCCAAACATCGTAAACTAAACCTTGTGCAGGATTTAAGAAAAGGTCTACGTTTTTAACATTCAAAACTAACTTTTCATTGTCAACGAAATAATATGCATTATAATCCGCACTTGTTGAAACTCTGATTTTATCATCTTCTTCCAACCAAGATTTATTATTATCAACTACTTTTCTAAGTTTGAATCCTTCAGTCATAAACGGAAAGTCTCTAAACCTATTCAAGTAAGGTTGTCCATAAGTAAATGGTGCTAACTGTGTTTGAATATTAAAATTTTGGCCTGTGAATACTTGGCCAGTTACTGTAACTTCGTCAGGACTTCTATGTGATGGTGTTGATTCGTACCATCCAGCCCCTATTTGAAAGAAATAACTCTCTGTATTGACAGGAGCTTTCGGATATCCCTCCAAATCGACAGGATAATCATCTAGTCTTGTCGTCACATCTTGATACGTATTCGTGGAGGTAAACGCACTGAATGTTTGTCCTTTTATCTTATACGTTGATCCAGGTATAAACCCTGGTGTATTTTGAACATATGTACCTCCTGAAATTGATGCCCACTGAACCCCAAACTGGTCCATATTTATTTTTTGGTCTGCTAAATAAATGTGTTCATTAAACTCTATCAATGAATCAGGTGCACCTATTAATCTTAACATAAATTCAACAGACCTTCTCGTTCCTTTTGATTTGAACAAATAAGACGCGTTCAAAATTAGATTACGATAGAAAGCGTAATTCAATTCTGTTGGTGTTAGGGCTCTTGCATATCCTGGATATGTTGGAGTTGAAGTATTTCCGAATACCGAACTTAGAAAATCCTCGTTTGTTATTGGCGAAAAATTTGAACTCCATCCTAAAGTTTGTGCCAAGTTGACCAAAAGTTGTGATGGAATATCATTTGAAGGATTGTAACTAACAGAGTTCATATACGCCAACGCATCTATGAATTGTTTGATTTGGTCAAAACTTCTACCGTAAATTTGAAATATCTTTTCAACTTTTTGTCCTAATGTATCAAATTCTTTTAAGGAATCAGTCACCAAAAATCTTGATATTAAATTTGTTTTGAATGAGTCCAAATTAATGGCTATCGCCTCAAGTTGACTTAAATAGTCTTCAAATAAAAATGATTTAATATCCAAGTTCCACGGTCCTTCTTTTGGCCATGTTACTTGCTGATAATCCGTGAAAAATTGACCAGCCTCATTCTGTTGTGGAACTTGGAATACCGCAGTATATTCAGGTCTAATAAGTCGGTTGAGTAAGAACTTTTGAACCTCATCGAAATCTTCAGCGAAGATTCGGTCAACCACAAAATCATTTGGTCTGACTTGGAACTCTTCATTCGAAGTAGTTGCCGTAGTACCAAATGGTGAACCCGACACAATCAATTCAATAAATCCTGAAGATAATGTTTGTGAAGGTCTGAATGCAACAAGATTATAAATATTGTCATTAATCGCAACACAGTAATCCAAATAGGTGTTATATAGATTCCTATAAGGAGAAACCGTAATCTCCCTTACTGATAAGTTTGTTGTTGCACTTAATGAATAATCAATATCAAATGGGTTATTGATTCTACTAGTATCTATTCTGAATGTAGTTTCATTTAATGTTGAATCGTAAGATATATTAGTTGCTGTCGCGCCAGTAACGAAATCCTCATTATTGAACTGTATATCCAAAGATGCTGGAAATCTATGGATAATTTCAGTAATTGAAACTTGAAATCTCTTACTTAATGACCCATACATTGAAAAGTTTAGGACCTGTGACACATCATAGTTCGGATATACTCTGAACTGTGTCGCCATTATTCTTCTACTCTCAGTTAAATCAGTAATATTTAGCCCCTCCAAACTTATAGGTTCAGAGAATGCTCCTACATTAAAGTCTCTAGTTACTCTTTCTGTAACCGAAGTTGTGAACTCAAAGTTACCTTGCGTAAGTCCTCCTCCTTCAACTGTTTGTAATCCTACAATATTGTCAGAGAAGGTTGCGGCTCCACTACCCGGCCGTGGTGGGTAAAAAAATTTAGTAGTACTTTGAGTCGTAGCCATTAACTAGTTATATTTGTAAAGTTTTTGCTGAAATCGATATTATTACCTCTACTTTGTCTAACCTCATAAAGAAGAGCATTAAATTGGTCTCTAATTTCGTATAGGTTGTACTGTCTATAGATATTATCATTAGAGTCGTAGATAGTGTAGATACCATCATCAATAGACTTAGTTTGATTACCATATAGCGCAATAGCAAGAGAAGAAATATCGTACTCAACCATTTCAATCTCAATAGATACTGGATTGAAGAAGGTATTAGAAATAATAATATCTTGGTCAGGCTGTCCGATGTACGGAGTTGCGTTTGGTTTGTTCGTTGGTGATGAAGATGGTGAAAGAGTTAGGAATATCAAATTTGAGTTTCCTTCAACATATCTATATCTAATCGCTTTTTGTGTTGTATTAACTTCATTTGTCACAACAGGTTCACAGAAGAAACTTGATGTTACAACTCTGAAGAAATTAGGAATTTTCGACCCATCAGCGTTTAGATATTCAACTCTGAATCCAACCAATCCTTGTGGAACAAATTTGTTTTGATATTGTGTTGGTACATCAGAAACGTCAATTATAATACCCTTAACGTTCGGTAATGCACTTAATACACCACAATCACTAATTACCGTTCTAATCTCAGCAGGTCTAATATATAAAGTGTAAATCCCCAACGCGTTAAACTGATTTGCAGGTAGTGTTAAATTATAAAGGCCTCCCAAAACTTCAACACCTGCATTCCCCCCTGTTTCGGAGTTTGCGAAGTAAGGTCTTAATATTGTTTGTGCATCCAACTTTGTTAGGACAAACTGGTCTGTCACATCCCTTGTAGGTGTGTAATTCATAATGATATCAACATCCGCTGGTGAAACATCTGAAGGTCTTATTGTACCGTATGAGCCGATTGCCATATTCTCTTATTTAATTTATAAATACTTTATTTCCTTTTTTCAATTAATTCTTTCTTTATTAACTACGTTGAAAAATCCATATCCATAGTTAATCATATCTCCCAAGTTATCTACTTCACCTAACCTCATCACTCTTTCGTAAGCACTATTCTTTCCTCTTTCAACGAATATATTAGTTTGTATTTGTGCTTGGTCAATTACTTTGAGTAAAACCTCATCTTTAGTGATAGGTTGTGCGGTCAAATTATTCGATGTTAACCCCGATGATTCTTGGAAGAATATTGTGGTCCCATCATTGTAATCATAGTAATGAACTCCAGTAATTGTATAGGCAGTAAATACAGGATTTATATCTGAGATTGCCCCCCATATTTGTCCATAACTAATAACAGGCACACCAACTTGAAATTTAGGGCTACCATACAACGCCAATTCATTTACCCTAGATTTTGTATTGCCTGAAACCATGAATGGAATTGTAACATAGTTATTAGATGTCTGAGCCGAAACTACGTTCACCGCATCTCCCGAAAAAATGTAATCGTAAGATACAGGTGTCCCAATCCAATTTCCTGTGGATGGCGCAAAAAACGCTTCCCCCTGTGGATTATAAATTACAACATCAGTAAATGGAACATTGATTGTTTTCGATACCTTTGTTATACCCCAAGGATTAGTTTGTTCTAAAGTTATAGTATATTGTTTGGTCGCGGTTGGATAAGTATGACTTATTGAATTGGGGGCATAAGTTGTTATGGTTTGTTTCGGACTTCCGTCCCCCCAATCCACTCTATACACCGATAACTCCAAAAACTTTTGAAACTCATCCGAAGTATTGTAAACATTCCATACGTATGGATTAGTTGTTGTTGAAGAGAATAGAAAGTTCGTTACAACATCTTTTTGTAACACCGCTCCATCAAATGGACTATAGTATCCCGCATCAACCGCAGTTTGTCTTAATAAGACGTTTACAGATAAACCAGTTAATATTGAAGTCCCATTAGGTCCTGAACTAACAACTTGCGTCATTGCCGAATAAACACCAACAGGAGTCCCTTGGTAATTTACCACAGACAAATCTCCTTTAATATTCTCAGGTGAAACTATGAATCTATAACTATCCTGTGACATTATTGTGGTGGATTTACGTACTCATACCATTTTATGGGGATATTGGTTCCCACCCTTTGTCCACTAGTATTAAACACTTGGTAAGTCTGTGTTTCATAATCAAGTTTTACGGTATAGTAGAAAAACTGTGTATTATCAAAATAATACTTGTTATTTCTACTTAAATTGACTTGGGGTCCGTTAGTAAGATCGATTGGATTCGCTCCTCTACCTGTCATCATTTTTGTGAACTGTCCCGTCTTCGCATTAAAAAACTTAGCGGTCATAAAAAATGTATTTATATTAAGAAAATTTCGTTTCTTCAACCAATACACAAAAAACCCTTCTTTATCACCAACATAATCCAAAACAAATTGAGGTTTTCTAATGTTAACCAAAGTCCTTTGCATTTGAGTTTCCATAGTCAAACCTTGTTGTGTTGGTAATATAATTGTCAAATAATTTGTTTGTTGTTTTTCGTCAGGAGTATCATAGAAATCCAACTTGAAAAATGAGTTGGCAAATACATTCTCATAATAATATACTTCTTGTGGAGTAAATCCTTCACTTAAGTAATTGATTCTCCAATTACTTGAATCGTCAAGAGACCCTCCAGAATAAAAGTAAAATTCGTAGTTAATTAAAGTGTCATTTGTAGTACCTGTTGCAGGTGCGTGTGCAAATCTTGAGATTTCAAAATCTCTTCCTTTACCTATAACATCTCTAATCGCTTTCTCCTCATACTCATCAATAGCCAAATCTAACCCCAAATAATCCCACTTGAGTTCAACAGGAATGTTGATTTGTTTGTCAACAAAGCCAGTTTGTTTAATTACAAATTTATTCGCACTCATCAATTAGTGGTTTAATTGCAAAATCAAATCCATCAAGATTATCATTATAATTTATTCCTTCAGGTATCAATCTGAAAATCACTTGGGTATATGGATATTGTGCCGAATTCAAAAATGGATAATTAACCCCACGACGCAAGTTGTCAATAAACCCATAGGTATAAATATCTCTCCATCTGAACTCTTGGTCGGCAGTTGAGTAAAATGCCCAACTCGGTACATTATCAATTAAACCCAATTCAGCGGTCTCTATATAATCCGAAAAAACTTTGAGAACCATAGTGTTATGTGGTTTATAATAATAACCTGGTGAATTGGTTGAAAAATTATTTGTAGTCTGAAAAACCTGTTGGTTAAACTTTATCTTATGATAATATGGCGATACTACACGTTCTACTTGTTCATAGTCATTCCACTCACAAAAATCACCATCCATGACATCTCCAGGTTTCAAATCTGTGTTGTAATAGAATGTTTTAGTCGCACCATTGGTGAGAGTATATGCCGAAACTGGTATACTTGTATTTGACCTTTGATTATTTAAGTCCCACCAAGGATTAGGAGTTTTAGATAAATTAAATTCCCATCCCTGTTTCAACCCAACTCCGTTGAATGATTGATTAAAATATCCTGAATAACCCTTATTAACAATAGTAAGACTTATTTCATTCAGTGGTCTTTTTTGATTATCTAAAAAACCCGCAAAGTCTAAATCATAGTTAGATGTTACGTCATATGCATTACTACTAGATTTTTGAGATATTCTTGTAACGTTGTTTGGAGTTATAGAACTATATTCCAATTTCTTTTCTTCCCCAAATACATTTTTTTCAAATCCCGCTTTTGTAATCGCAAGGTCGTTTAAGTTAGTCAACACCTTATATTTTTTTACATAATATTTCGATTTAGTTTCTGTTAAGTTGTCAGGGTTAATTACCCTCCTAAACGTTCCAATCGTGCCATTACTAAATGTCGCACCTGTAAATCCAATGTTAAATAAATTGAAAACATGTGTACTACTTCCAAACAATCCATTACCAATAGAATATACCTGAAATATATTAGACCCCCTATAAGTTAAAGATAACTCAACATATTCTCCCGTAGTTAATCCATGAGGAGCAACACAGACAAATGAAACTAATCCATTACCATTCTGTGTAGTATTCCTGATTGAGAATGGGATTCCACTAGACGCAGTCCAGTTGACATCATTATTTGTTGTCGAGTAATATGTTAATTGTCTATTACTATCATTCTCGTACGGGTATGTTAAGTAATACATCCAATTATAAGTGTAGGCACTTTTTGCTTTGTACTGAAAGTGATTGTCCCCCACATTAGGTCTATAAAAATCAAACTCGTAATATTGAGGAAATCCTCTCCATATCCCACTTTGTTTTGAAGCTACAGGGTCACTGTAATAAAGGTTGTATTGGAAAGGTAAATAAGTTGTTGAACCAGTATACGTGTTGTCATACAAGTATGTAATCTTGAAGGTAGGTCTGAATATCGTACTAGTCTGTCTCTCATCATCATAAATCTGAGCTAAATTCAAGGTTGAAGTCCTATCATACTCAGTCAGTTCTTGACTCTGTTCTTGGAGCGTTACAGAAAGTTCCTCATCTAAAGATGGGGCACCCTTATATCTAAGTCCACTCGGTATTATTGTATACTTATTCATCTACAGAATACTTTGTTTTGAATTTATCCAAAGCGGTTTGTCCGACAATAGTTCCAAAATAAAATTGGAATGGAGCTCCAACCACAAATTTTTGTTTCAATGCCCCAGTTGCAATATATTGACCATTACCAACTGTTCCATTGACATTGAATATATATCCTCGTGCATTCAAATCATTAGATTCTGAATTGTTACTCCAAAAATACTGAGTATCAGATGCATATCTATCTAACGATTGATACCTAACATTTTGAACAATGTCTGATAAAGATGTTGCCCACGTATTATTTTGATTACCGAAAATAAGATTAGTGTTAGCCAATTTCCATTGATAAAAAGGTACCACCTGTGATTTTATACTATAAGGGTACGGATAATATCCTATGTCATCGGTACCTCTGAAATTTATTCTACCAGGTGTCAGATAATCTTTAGTTTGTAAATCTTCCGTAGTAGATGAAAACCATACTGCAATAGTTGGATCTTTTTCAGTCCCTAAAATTTGTGTAGGTGGATTAGTATCACCAGATAAAATATCATAATATTCTGGTGAAAAATTAATATTTCCAATTTCACTATTAATTGACAACAGTTGAGCAAGGTCTCCATCTATCCTTCTTTCAGGTCTCGAAAATAATTGATTGATGGAGTTATCTCCTGCAGGTATTAATTGTTCTAAGAAATTTTCATCTGTAATTCTTGATATTACAAACAAATTAATCAAATCAGAAGTATCCCCATAGCTTGTTGGATTTATGTTAGGTAATATAAATCCTCGAGTTGTAGGGTCAAAAGTTATTTCAGAATAGAAATAATCTTTCATTCCCAAATTTATGACAGTGGTGGGATATAATAAGTTCAAATCATTAATACCTCCATCTTGTTTGTTTACTATTTTTCCAACAAATTTGTTTGTTGTAAAATTGTATGGGCTACTTCTATAATAGAAGTTGTTACTATCCCGATTATAATACACCACATCTTCACAGAACCGAACCTGACCGACTTTATTTTGTCTATTATAAAAAGTATCAACTTGTATTGGAAAGAAATATAATGAACCGTTAATCCAATTGTTCATAAATGATTGGGAAAGTACTCCTCTACATAACCCATAAAAGAATCTGAATCTATACCCCCATTCATTAAAGTTTGAAAGATCTTTTCCTAAATCAAGTAGTGGCCTTCTTAAGAACAAATAACAACCTTTATACACATTATCCTTTGTAGTACATTCTTGATTTATTCCAAAATTGTCACCAAATCCTTGATAACAATCTAATCCAACCATATTTTCACAACTAAATGTTGAAAACACGGTCAAATCATTTGGTAATCCATCAAGATCTTCAATTGGTATCTCGGCACCAGTTTGATATGACGCCAAATCCAATGGTTGATCGGGGTCAGTGATATTGTAAAAAATAAAATTATTATTTTGTTGTAGTAATGCCGGATTAGCTTCCCATGAACTACCATTCAACGCATCGGATGATGGTAACCTATCAGTCCTCATAACGTTGTTTATTTTAGAAGAGATTGGCATAGGATTTACCAATAACTGAGGATATCCGTTAGGAGTAAAATACTCATATTTTACATCATTATAATTAAAATTGAATGTGAGTAAAAGAAATGGTGTGAGTGAAAATGCGTCGATGTTCGAAAATATATAGGACCCTCCTGATACATCTTCAGACAGATCATATTTTGCAGCATTTTGAGTCGATGAATAAAAATCATTATTAGTTCTACTAACCATAGCAGTAACTCCTCCTAAATTCTCGTCCCTTAACCTGTTGTTGTTAGATGTCGCGTCTAAGCTTCCATAGTAACCAACAGTCGATGTTGTAAATCCAGAAAAGTTATTTCCCGCTTCGAAAAAATACGACGGATAAAACATACCACTTTGGGTAAATGGTTGGACCGATATATTAGTTTGAGTTAACTTTTGTATTGGTATATTTAACCTTGTTTGTGCAGTAAATATAAATTCAGAGTCATCAATATTTTTTCCAAATATTCTTCCAAGTCGATATTCATTTGTATATTTTGGAGAATAAGGGTCAACACCTCTTTGTAATACTAATATATATTGTTCACCCATCTCAGTAAAAGCACTCATTGGGTTAATCAAGAAATCGTCATCCCGTCTATACCCCGGAATAGGGAACGCCCTTTTTTTCGCCAAAGTAATTCTTGATGGTGCGTTTAGAACATTTGGGAAAGTCTCCAATTCATTTGTATTCCATATTTTGACTGCATCCGCAATCGTTATGGCGGTCACTACTTGAAAATATTCCCTGTCTTGAGGGTATGATTGTCTTACAACTGTACTACCTGTTGGTAAAGAATAAGTTGTGGTTTGTTCTGAGGTCTGATTAACCGCATACTTTACATCGATTAAGGCCGAACCAGTTATTGTTGTTCCTGTAATACCATTAACAATTCCATTCTCGGTTTGAGCAGTAAATAAAAAATTCCTGTCCGAAGTTGTTGCAGGATTAACAGTTGTCAATAATTGTCCGGCTTGATAGTTGGAATTAGAAAGTACAGTAATCGTATTATCGAAGTGAAATTTACCAAGGTTAGAATCTTTTGCGAAGGTAACTTTAATTCTATTCAATCCCTCAAAATAGTTTTGTCTTGAATTGAATATATTAATTCTTTCTCCCAACGTCAAACTATCTGAAAACGCAAAGTGTTTTCTTTCATCAGATTCATCGGATAAAAATCTTTCAACAGATGATACTGGAGTTTTGAAAATATTCAAATCCGACACAGAATCATTATTTCCCGCAATTGCTTGTGAGAAAATAGAAGATTTTATTTGTATATCTTCAGAAGGAGTTCCGTCCGCTCCAAAAATTGACTCTAGTCCCTGATAATAACTTGGTGGAAATGAAACATAAGACAAAACTCCAGAAGTACCTCCCAAAAGAGCCTCAGAATTTAGTTTGCCTTCATTACAAGAACAAGATTGACATTCCGGATAAGTTATCATCGGTAATCTAATAGTAAAACTTTTAGTTTCACATTTTATATTCAATGCGATACAAATAAAACCGAATGGCCTAACTTTGATTACAGGAATTTCAACATCACACAAGAAACACAAGGCTTGAATTACGATAGTGTAAATGCCCAAAAGTAAGTGAGCATTTATCAAAATAACTAATCCAACAAATTGAATTACCGTGAATAATATTGAAAATAAAAAGTATAACAAATCAAAGTTTTTGAACCCATCATTAACAGGAAACTTGTTAATAGTACTATCACAACTATCATCATCAATTTCTTTTATTCCAATAAATCTACCTCGTCCGTCTCCTTTTTTATATTGATCAATTAATGATGATATTGTATAAACTCGATTGAATTGAAATTCATAAAAAGTGTCTTCACAGTCAATTATTTCATTTAATCTATCTATCTGTTCTGATCCATTAAAACCATTTGTGTATCCACTCCAAGCCAAACCAAAATAATAAGAACTTTCTTGAATGTCTTTTGTTGTTTGACTTCCCGAATTGGTTGGGTCTGTTGTAGAATTAATCCATCCATACTCTTTTACGTTAGGAACCAAATAACTCGGCCTCCTTGTCTGCATGGTTAAATCATTCGCTTGTGACCATTTTACTTTGAATCTGTACTTACCTTTAGTTGGTATGCCGAGAGTAGGATCGTTAGACAAAACTCTTTCTCCAAATTCATTTGTTACAACATAGTCCAAATTCATTGGTAATTCTGTTAACCAAGTCCCGTCTCCATCAATTACATTACCAGCTTGTTCCAACTCATATACCTCTAGTACGGGATTACCGTCTTCATCTTGTTGTGTAGTCTGTCTTATCGCTAATATTTGACCAGGTCCTGAAGTAAGCCCACACAAATTACCCATATTATCTTTGGGTTTACAATTTCTCCTTATTCTGAATTTATCAGGAGAAGAAAACATTGACCCCATAAAAACTGAGGTTGGTTGGATATCGACGTTGGCGTCGTCTCGTAAATCAAAATCTACTCTATTAATCGATATGTCACATATTTCAGGGTCTCCCCATAAAGGAGAAATTTCAGCATTTTTGGTTAGATTAATAATTTGAGGTAAGGAATTCAAGTCAGTAGATGTTCTGAATTTATTTCCAGCAACTTGTGCTTCAGTCGCTAAACCCATTCTAATTAAATCTTGTGGTGTTAAGGAGAACTCACCTATGTCTGAAAGGTCAACATCCATCACTATAGTCTGTGCTCCGAGTGGAACTCCCATTATCATATAGTCTCCACTATCATTTGTTCTAGAGGTGAACCTATAATACTTGTCGTAGATTTCTACGGCAGTGCTTCCTGTTAGAACATCAGATTTTGAAGGTAGTGTTCCAGTCGCAGAGTGTTTTGAATACGATGGTGTATAAGGAAGTAAATTATATCTATACCCATCATCGTTCCTATCGTTTGGAGATTTGTATGGATATATACTTGTAATTATTGGGTTTGATTCATCAACCTCTTCGATTGGAATGAATATTGAAACTCTGGCGTTTGGGACACCAAATCCATTATTAGCTGTGACTCTACCAACCAAAACACCATAATCAGCACAGCTTCTTGTGTAGATATCAGTTTGTTGTATTTTAAGAGATAGTATTTCTAAGAACTCAAACTCTTGGTCTAATTGTACATTAATTGATTTATTAATACCAAGTTCGGTCTTAATTCTATATGAATCACCCATGTAATATCTTTAATTTATAAATAGTTTATGTGTAATTTTTAAGAATTAAAAGCACACACATTCTAAATTATAAACCAAAGCTTCGGATAATAAACCGATTATGAGAAAGTAGTAGACTGGAAATTCTGAACCGAAACCTTAATATCTTTGTTTGGATATCTGATTTGGTATACCTGTGATGGTTGAGCGAAAATTGTTGAGTTGACTGGTTGAATTTCTCTTGTCTCAGGGTTAGAATATTGCATAGAAGTTTCTGCGGATGAATACTGACCTCCAACATTGTTGAAAACTTTAATACCCGAAACAGTTAAAACTCCATTTTGATTTTGAACAATGCTTTGAATTTCAGATAAATAAACATTCTGTCCCAACTCCCTTACTTGAGGATTAAAGTAAGCTGCGATTCTATCCACAACATCAGCAATAACTTGACCTGAATTCTGAGCCGATGTTAAAACAATAGAAACTTCAACACTTAAATCGATAACCTCAGCAGTAAGAATAGATATATAATCATTCATCATTCTATAGTTAGAAAGATACGTCGCAACATTTTGTTTTAAGGTATTTGATACAATATTTGTTAACTTTCCTGAAGTATCATATGATAATAATTGAATCAAAATTTTGTTATTGTTTTCAGTAACTGAAACTTTAGCAGGTGCACCAAACTCTGATGGCATATTTCTGATAATAGACTCATAATCTTGTACTGTAACGGCTCTTTTTTGAGCTGAGAAGTTGAATGACACATAGTTTCTAATTTCTTCAAGTGACGGTAACCCCGCTCCACCGATTGCCGCAGTAACGTTATTACATCTCAAAGAATTCACTACTGATGAGTTAGTAAGCTCGGATGGTCCATTAACAAAGAAAGACACAGTACCAATTTGAGTAATAACATTTGTCCCTAAGTTAGTACCTAAGCCACCACCGATTCTATATTGTACAAATAAAGTTGAGTTTGGAGTTAAAGCAGACCCTAAAGATATGTTGTTCGAATATCTCTGTAAATCTATTGTCGCCCCTAATGTCGTGAATTGGTTAAGAGCATCTTGTGCAGTATTTGTACCACCACCAAAAGTTAATTTTTTGAATCCTTCAGGTGTATATTCACTAATAAATCTATTTGGTGTTTGAATATACCTACCAACTTTAATACCTGGTTGGTCAGATACTTTTGTTGGATCTTCAATAAAAACTCTATCTTCGGCTAAAGCGTCTACCTCATACCATTTGTTAGATGGTCCTAAAAATTCCGCACTTGTTGGTATGTTGGTATATTCAGTTCCACTCTTAAGTAAAACACTTGTTATACCCAGCACATTTTTTTCAGGTAGAAACAATTCAAAAAATGGTTTAACATCATTTGGTGTTATAACTCTTTTGAAAACCTTAGTAATACCATTAACTACCAACTCTCGTTTAGTAATTGTATAGTTTACTAATACGTTATTGGCATTGAAGTTAGGTATCTTAAGTCTATTAGGAAATCCTTGGGCATTGTATGGTGAAGTGAAATCAACATCATATATATTTTCAAAAACAATTCCCGCCCCTGAAACTTGTGACCCTCTTGATAAAATTCCAAGATATCTTTCATCTTCTTTATCACCGAAGGCTGGTACCGTAATTGAGAAATCTACTAAAGATACCGATGGTCTTTGTCCAGGTAGTTTCAAACCATAAGTTCTTGCAATATTATATATTGAAGATCTTTGTTGTGCATATTGTAGTACTGTTTCTTGAATACTCCTATCGATGTGATAATGTAAGTTATCCGCAACGGCAGCATTCAAGTCCAAAAATACTGAAAATACAGATGCGTCATTAAAATCTTGTATTAGTTCAGGATAATATGTCCTCACATAATTCAGTAACTCAGTTCTTATCCCCTGATAATCTCTAGTTGTATATGAAATTTTACGATTTGCCATCTATATTAAATATTAATAATAACAAAATCACTTTGAGCAAAAGTCGATCTGTTGTTTGAGTAATCTATTCTAATTTTTGCAGTATATTCTGAAGTGCCTTTTCCTGGTAATCTGTAAATTGGAGATTCACTTGTACCAATAATATTTTCACCTATCATAGTATCAACTTCCTCCATTGGGTCCGCTGGTGTAATTGTTATCTGATTTAATAAAAGGTTTGGCATAAACTGTTGAACCGCGTCTCTTATATCTGATTGAATTGCATCAAAAGTCAATCCATCGAATGGTTCGAATAAGAATTCGTATAATCTAGTACCAAATTCAGGTAAATAATATCTACTTCCCTTCCTTGTTAAAAGTAAGTGTATTAAATCAGATTTTACCTGTTGAGATTCTAATTGAGTAAGTTCTAAAAAATCCCCTCGTCTCGAATCTCTGAATGGAAAATTAATACCATATGTAACTCCGTTTGCCATAAAGATAAATATAAGTCCCTTGTTTTTCCTTATAAATAGCCACAAATAAAAAATCCCGATATATATCGGGATTAATTATTTAATTAAGATGAACAACCGAAACATTCAATTTCAATTCCTTCAGGTTTTGGTGGTAAATTCATACTACTATAATCTACTTTTGGAACCTCAACATTTGGTTTTGGTTTTTGTGTCTTTGAGATATCCAACGCTAAGTGTTTAGCCCCTGTTGATATCGCTTTAGTTCTTACATAATAACACAAAGTTTTCAATCCTTTTTCCCATGAATGGAAGTGGGATGATGTAATCTTTGACAATGTCGGGTTAGACATATAGATATTCATAGACTGAGATTGGTCAATGAAAGGTGCTCTGTCAGCCGCCATGTTAATCAATTCTCTCTGAGAAATTTCCCAAATTGTTTTGTACTTTGGAATTAGGTGTTCAATTCTTTTAACTTTTTTGTTGTAGTTTTTATCTTCAGGGTCAAGATATAAATTAAAGTTAATATTTTGAATTGAACCTTCATTCAGAATTATTTCATTCTTCAAGTCTTCAGACCAAATGCCAATTTTTTCGAAATCGTTAATCAAGTATTTGTTCACAATCATAATTTCACCTCCAACAACTCGTCTGTTGAATAATGCAGAGTGTGCTGGTTCTGTCATTTCAAAAGAACCAGTAATCTTTGCAGATGACGCAACAGGCATCTGAGCGGTAAATAATGAATTACAAACGCCATACTCCATAACATCTTTCTTCAATGTTTCCCAATCCAAGAATAACTCTGATTCGTTAACACTCCACATATCAAATTGGAAAATACCTTTCGACATTGGAGAACCTTTGAAGAATTCGTAAGGTCTTCTAATTCCTTTTTTACACAAATCATTACTTTCAGTGACCGCAGCGAAATAAATTGCTTCAAAAATATTTTTATTCAATGTTTTAGCCTCATCCGAAGTGAAGACATAATCCATAAGACAGAATACGTCAGCTAAACCTTGTACTCCAATACCAATCGCTCTTTGTTCCAAACCGCCTTTAAGACCTTTCTGAGTTGAATAGTTGTTCTTATCAATAACATTGTTCAATGCACGAACAGCCTTTCTTACTTCTTCAATCAAAAGTTTATAATCAAACTTTCCGTCAACGATAAAGTTTTTCAAAACGATTGATGATAGTGTACAAATCGCAGTTGTATCCTCATCAGTATACTGATAAATTTCATTACACAAGTTAGATTGTTTGATTACACCGATGTTTTGATGGTTGGTCTTCTTGTTCGCACTATCTTTAGCACATAAGTAAGGGACACCAGTTTCAACTTGGGATTCGATTACTTTACTCCAAATCTCTTGTGCCTTTACCTTACGACCAATACCAGCATTTACAGCCAACTGATAGTTTCTTTCATACTCGTCACCAAAACATTCCTGTAAAGGTTTGATACCTGCTTTGATAATATCATTTGGACAGAACAAATACCAATCTTCATTGTTTTTAACTGCTCTCATGAAATTATCAGGAATCCAAAGTGCTGTAAACAAATCTCTTGCTCTTAATTCTTCTGCCCCTGTATTCTTTTTGATATCCAATAAATCAAAGATATCTTTGTGCCATGGTTCCAAGTATATCGCAGCACTACCAGGCCTTCTTCCTTGTTGGTTAAAGAATCTCAATGACTCGTTTACAATCTTAAGATATTTTAACAACCCACCAGCGAAACCACCAGATGATTTGATTCTACTTTCTTTACTCCTGATGTTGGACATAGATAATCCAATACCTGCAGCATCTGAAGAATATGTTGAAATATCATTCAAGGTTTTCAATAATCCATCTCTTGAATCTGAGTTGTTGTAATGTAACACACAAGATGCTAACTGAGGAACTTTAGTTCCTGAGTTAATCATAATTGGAGTCGCTTTAGAAATACGTTGACTTGATAATGAATGGTAGTATTCTACCGCTTCTTCGAATGAATTAGTAACCCACAGAGCAACTCTCATATACATGTGTTGAGGTCTTTCAATTACTTTACCTTGTGGAGTTTTCAACAAATACATTTCTTGTAATGATCTCCATCCAAAATAATCAAAGTTGTAATCATTCTCATGATTGATAACCTCATCAATCTTAGAAGGTCCATACTTCTCAATCATCTCCATAAGTTCATCGTGAACAACACCATCAACATGAAGGGTATGCATCACATTTGAAAAACTTGGGTCAGTTTCTTTATGATACGATGAGATAGCTACTGACGCAGCAAGTCTCGAATAATCATAGTGACTTCCAGTATATGCCGCAGCAATTTCATATACAAGTTTATCTAACTCCTTTGTAGTTATGTTACCTTCAGTTGGTACTGATGTAATGACCTTAATGAAAATCTCATCAGAGTTTACAGTCAAACCTTTTGCCGCACGTTTAATTCTGTTATAAATTTTTTGAGGATTGAACGCAACGTCATCCCCATTTCTTTTTTTAATTTTTAATGACATCATAGATATAAAAGTATTAAATTAAAAATCAGAATCAAATGATAACTCTTCGTTTAGTTTCGCTTTTTGGTATTCCATTGTTCTTGATTCAAAGAAGTTACCCTTCGTTTCAACTGCAATCTGTTCCATAAACTTGAATGGTTGTTCAACATTAAACTCTTTTTTACATCCGAATTTAACCAACAATCCATCAGTAACGAACTCTAAATATTGTTTCATAAGATTGGAGTTCATACCAATAAGTGAAACAGGTAATGATTCTGTGATGAATTCTTTTTCAATCTCCAATGCAGATAATAAGATTTCTTTGATTCTTTTCTCTGATGGTTTATTTTCCAAGTGGTTATTAACCAAGTGAATTGCAAAGTCGCAGTGAAGATTCTCATCTTTGAAAATCAAACTGTTTGCGTTACACAAACCTTGCATGATACCTCTTGATTTCAACCAAAAAATTGAACAGAAAGACCCTGAGAAGAAGATACCTTCAACCGCCGCAAAGGCAATAAGTCTTTCTTGGAAGGTTGAATTTTGAATCCAATCCAACGCCCACTTTGCTTTCTTTTGAACTGCAGGTAGGTTATCCAAAGCAGTGAAACAAAGTTGTTTTTCTTTTTCATTTGAAATGTATGTGTCAATCAATAATGAATACATCAAACTATGAATGTTCTCCATCATCAACTGAAATCCATAGAAAAATTTAGCTTCAGGATATTGTACTTCTTTCACGAAGTTTTCTGCAAGATTTTCATTAACGATACCATCAGAAGCCGCGAAAAATGATAAAATATTTTTAATAAAATATTGTTCATTTTCTGTTAGATTATTCCAATCTCTAATATCGTTAGTTAAATCTACTTCTTCAGCCGTCCAAAAAGCAGCTTGGTGTTGTTTGTAAAATTCCCAAATGTCATTGTGCTCAATGGGGAATATAACGAATCTATTGGGATTCTCTACTAAAATTTTTTCCATAATAATTGTGTGTTTTATAATTGTTGTCTTTGTTGTTCTTCTTTTTGTTTCCTTTTCTCCATCAACTCTTTGACTCTGTCTCTCTTCTTCTCTTCTTGTTGTTCTTCGAATCCTAAGAACGTAACTGAACTTTCTGTATCAATCTCAAGAAGTTCATTGTTGAACTTACAATTTTCGAATACAACCCCATCTTTCCCAAGACGTGATTTTGTAATCGCTATTGTTGCCAGATTCATTTCTTTTTGTTGGAGTGTTTTTGCCACCGTAATAATAACGTGCCCAACTTGAGCCTTCTTAATTGACCCTCCCATTTGGTCAGTAGTAACTACTTCTGAAGAAATGGAACTTCTATTCCCTTGAGTCGCAGTCCAACCAACTAAGTTAAGTTCGTGACACATCGCTTCAAATCCTCTCATTACCGAACCCTCCGCCTTCCACTCATCCTTAGAAGATGATTCTGGTAATACACAATCAATATAATCTAACATAATCATATCAATTTTGTTTCCATCTGCAATCATTTTTCTAACCTGATTTTTAAGTTGATTCATTGTCATAGTATCAGATGCCAATTTCTTTAATACAAGTTTATTTTTCATTGTTTCTTGTACTTCAGTAATTTTTGACATAACTTCTTCTTTATGATGTGCCAACTCATCAGGTGGAATACCTGTCCAAATCGTAAAGTGTTTCCTCTGAACAATCTTTGGATTGTCCTCAAAGAATACTTGGAGAACATTATAACCCAAATTGAATGCAGTATTTGCAATCTTGGTCAAGATGGTTGTCTTACCTACACCAGTTGGTGCAAGGATTACACCTATCTCACCCTTAGCCAAACCGCCCTTAAGTAGTTTATCAATACCTGGTATACCCATAGGTATTGGGTGTCTATAATCCTCATCTAATACTGTCTCCAAGTCCGAGAAAATATCTGTTTGACCTTTCTCTATTTCACCAACCTGTAAAGCCTCTCTAACTAACCCCTCCACTTTATCATAAGATTCAAAATCACCTTGAGTGATGATTTTTTGAGCCTTATCCATAGCCTTCTGAAGTTCTTGTTGTTTACAGAATTTCAAAGCCTTTTCTTGGACAAACTGTGTTCCTTCGAATGGAGCGTCTTTAACTTGTTTGAGTGTATCTAAAACAATTTTAGCGACTAATTCTTGAGAAACTTCAGACTTGACAATTTGTTCGAGAGTTTCGAAGTTAGGGGTTGATTCATACTTTACATAGTATTCCTTAATCATCTGTAAAAGGATTTTGAAATACTTGTTATCAAAGTATGTTGACTCGATGACATCAAGAATAGACGATGAAAAGTCTTTATCTACCACAATCTGATTCAATAGTTGAATCTGGAAAGTGTTCCCTAAGTAATCGAAATTTTTGTTCATATATTTGTAATGCTCCCCTGTGTATTATTAAATACTCACTTACTCAAATCAAAATCCAAATATTGATAACTTAATCTTTGTTCTGAAAAAATGTCAGTTAATTCTCTAAGAATGTCTTTCAAAAATGGTCGTACGTCAACGGTATAACGAACTTTGGGTGGAAAATATTTTCCATCAAAAATTCTATGACAAATTGTCGTGTCTCCATTTTTAACGAAGATGTTAAAGATTTCTGGTCCGTCAGTATAAGAGGTATCCATAACTGATGGGTCATGCATAATAGATTCACTATTATCCGTCATGTAAATAACAGTCTTCATTTTCAAATGATACTGTAGGTCATCTTTAATCTCATTAATGAGGTCATAGAATTCAATTGAGTTTTTTGCCTTTGGATTGTAACCTCTAACATTGAAATACCTTTGAACAACAATGTTGTCGTTAAGGGTTAGAAGAAATTCCATTTTAGTGCTGTCTTGCTCTTTCATAAAGTTTTTTAATTTTTGTTTGTGTTTCGTTTTTCTTTTCGTGTAAGTTTCATAAATGGTCGGAGGAAATTTACCCAAGCCTCATCATTCTTGGGTAGGTACTTGAAGAGTCCGTCCTCCATCATCATTCTCATCAAGTTTTTGTATCCACGGTCGGTGGGGTCTATTGTGTCTGTATGTATCTGTTCCACAAGTTCTTTCCCATCTTCAGTGATTAAAGGATTGTGTAGATCCACGATTTTTTTGTTTGTTTCGAAGAACTGTTCTCCAAATGTACCACTTTTAGTTTTACCAATCAAAATGTTTTCTAAAGCCTTTGGTTTTTTCTTTTGCTCTATATTTCGTGCGTTATCTAATATTTCCTCGATAGTACATAATTTTTCCAAAATCTGAGGGAATAATTTGACTAAAGTTTTTTCACCCAACATTTCAATACCATCTATATTGTCAGACTTGTCCCCCGTCAAAATTTTGGTTAATAAGACATTTTGATGGGGTATGTTGACCTTGTTAATAGTAATCATATCTCCATACCTATAATATTGTTTAGAGGTCGGAGAATAGATTGTAACTCGTTCTGATATAAGTTGGGTTAAGTCTTTGTCTGCGGAAAATATAATAATTTCCTCATCAACAGAAATCTTGGTATAGTAAGCAATTAGGTCATCTGCTTCATTGTTTATCATTTCAACCTGACGCACAAAGATTTCTTCAAGATATTGTTTAACTCTCGATTTTTGTTGAAGATATGACTCGTACTTATACTCGTTCATATCTTGCCGACGATTTGCTTTATATTGAGGATAAATGGATTTCCGTATAGATGAGTTGGAGTTTCCATCCCAAAAGACCACAACCTTATCATGATTGTGTTCTTCCAAAAACTTTCTTAAGATGTTTATAAAATGGTAGATTCCACCTAAGTGGTCTCCACCATTGTACAACTCTTTTACTCCATGAAATCCTATTTTGAACAGATTATCTCCGTCCACTAATAATGTTTTAATCACAACTCGTGATTTTAATGTGAAACAATAAACTAGTCTTCTTTTTCTTCTTTCAAGGTAAAGTCACCATCAGAACCGATAATATCTTTCCAATAATCGGCGTATTCTTTTTTGTAAGCTTCAATGGATGTCTTTTCTTCTGAAGCTTCTTTACCCGCTAAAAATCCATGTGGCGTTACGATAATTTTCCCATCTTCGTATCCCAATCCATTGATGTGGTTTTTCAATACAGACACTTTAGTTCTTGTTGCAAACTTAACACTTCTCTTGTCTTTTGTTGCAGTAATCTTGTTAGTTCCCGCTCCTTTTTGGTTACCAAATAAAAATACCAAAGATGAGTTTAACCAAATTGCCTCACCACCTTTTGCCTTAATTTTTGGTTGACCAAAAGGATTATCAGGAAGTTCAACCCAAGGCTGATTAACAATAACCAAAGTGTTTTCATATTTTGAATCCGCTTTACGCGAACCTGAAATACGTTGATTAATACCCATACCAATTTTGTCCGCTAAAGTAGAAGCGTTGTGTTGTTTACCACCTTTACCCTCAAAGGTCATCTTACATGGAACGGAACCAACAGAATCCCAAAGGAACAATAAACTATAATCCAATTCACCTTTCTCTTGAGCATCTAACAAACTATTGATGTAGTCGGTTATCTGTTCGATGTAATCAAAGTTGTTATTGAAGATATAGAATCCATCCCAATCCAATTCTCCTGTTTCCTCATCAACAATTTCCTCACATTGAAAACCCATCAACTTGGCGTGCTCAAAACTCCACTTTTGTTCTGTAATAATAAACACAGGAAGAATACCTTTCTTTTGAGCATCAACCGCAGTCTTTACCAACGCAGTAGTCTTACCTGTATCAGAATGGCCCAAGAACATATTAAGATGTCCAATGGCTGGACCAGGAAGTCCTACGGCGTCCAAAAAGTCAGGACCTAAATCAAAAAATCTTTGAGGTTTATATTTTGCCGAAGTTGAGAATTTTTTCTTCAAACTTTCGAAGTCGTTTTTTTTAATAGCCATAAGGAATGTGAGTAAAACTCGGACACTAAAATAGTATCCGAGTTAAGTTGTTTAATTAGAATGGTAAATCTGATGATGGTTCGTCGTCCATCTGCGGATCTACGTATGAGGACTTTTTGGAACCTCCACCGAATGATTCAGTTTCAACTGAACTGTCACCATAAACGTAACCACCTTTTTCAGAGTCCCACTTAGGAGTTTCTCCTCTTGCGATTGCTTCAAGATAATCAACAGGTTTTTTGGAGTAAACGTCCATCCATGTCAATTCATCTTCAATCCAAGCCTTTGCTTGTTGTTTGTCTTCATGTACAGGAGCAGGATCGTCATACATAATAGTTGACACTGTTGTATATTCTTTACCCTTAGGAGTTTTTGCTTTAGCAAGTTCAATGACTAAGTCACGTCCTTTTTCAGGGTCAGTAATATCTCCTTTGTTTCTCCAAATAGGAATAATTTTGTCAAGGATTCCATCATTCTTGAAGTTGTGTTTGAATCTCCAAAACTTTGGACCATCTTCCTCGTGGTCTCTATCAATTACTTTCACAATATAGAATTTTCGTGAACGATACTGAGCCGCCAATAATTTATCAGACTCTTTACCTGTAGACATCAATTCTTCGTAAACCTCATTCAAAGGTGAACGTTCGTTGTCATTTTTTCCTGGATCGTAGAATTTCTGCCACTGTCCACCCACTTGAATTTCGTGGTACCACGCTTCTTTGAATGGTGATGAACCATCTGGTGTAGGGAGAATTCTAACTCTTCTCTGTCCTGATTTCTCTTTATCTCCTAAGATTAAAGCGAAATACTTTTTCATTCTTTCGTCTTGCGACATTTTTGATTGGGCCCCGCCCCCTTGCTGATTTTTTTCGTACTGTGCCAATACGGCGTCTAATGAACTCATAGTTTTTTTTAAGAATTAAAATGATAAATTATATAGACAAAGATAACTAAAAGTTTGAATAAGTCAAACAAAAAAGGTACCCGAAGGTACCTTTCAAACGTTTCGTTCAGTTTTATCTGAATGATGTTTTGTAAACTTCATTATCTAATCCACCACCAGGTTGGAAGGAATTTTTAATGTCGTTTACATTAATATCAGTAACTTCGTCTGCAGTTAAAACATAATCATTTTTTCCTGTCTTTTCCATTTCTTCTGACTTATCATCAAAAAATTGTGAAAGTTTTTGACTGAATGGATAAGAGTCATATGTTCTTAACTCTAACTTTTCTTGTGGAGTTTTTTCTCTATATTTTTCAATCTTATTCTCAAGAGAGTTAAGTTTGTTCATGATGTTATCCATCTCACCTAACTTAGATTGTAAATCATTAAGTTGATTGAACAAGTTATTAAAATACTCTTCTTGTTTGATTTCTATATTTTTTTGTGAATCAACCAATTCAGTTATATCTAATTCTTCCGTACCACTTTCTCCCGTCGCTTCTTCTGATTCACCTTCATCATCAATCTTCTCAACGTCAGGGTCTGATTCAACATCAATAGGTTGTGGTTCATTTGTCGGAGCAGGTGGAGGTGTTGCCTCTGCAGGTGCAGGTGCTGCCTCAGCTCCAGGTACTGGTGCCAATGCTCCTAATGCGTCCTCTTCAGGTGTTGCTCCTACTTGTTCTAAAATATACTGATTGATTTTTCTGTGTCTTTCAATCTCCTTGATAATTTTTTTATCTAAACTCATTGGTTAGCCATTTAATAATGTTTTTATTCCGTTAGCGGTTTCTACTCTAACTCTTCGGTTAGCTGTAGTTTGGTGTCCAGCTCTTTCGATAAGACCGTCTCTTTCTCTTACTGTGTAGCAATCACCAGTATCCAAGTCACAAACTTGTTTGGTTCCGTCTCCATTGTCCTCCTGTGAAAATCTAACAGATTTACCAAGATAATTGTCTAATGCTGATTTAATGTTCATAAGAATCTTTTTATATAAATATGTTGTTATGTTATAAAGTAAAATTTATCTGTGCTGCCGCCGCCAAGGCTTTTCCATTTAT